AGGGGCGTATTAAAACAAGTTTTGAAAGATATAAACATGGTTATGAACGGATTATCGGAATACGCAGATATTAGGGAGATACCATGAAACGATATTTTTACTTCTGCCACTACAACACAAAAAAGGGAACGCCTGATTGCGATGTTGTGCGTGTGCTGAAATTGGGGTATAGGCATATTTGCAGAGTTGGTAAAGGATTTACGCCAACCACGGCATTAAGTAGCAAAAAAATGATGAATAAGGTTTTTATATATTTTGGTGTGAGGTAGGGGGAGATGTGAGATATGACCGATGACGGAAGAACGATGAGAAAAACGCTACGGCTTTTAAGAAACATTAACGAGGATATAGACGAAGCGAAAAAGATGATACGCAAGCTGAAAAGGGCAGAAACCAATGGTGATATTGAGTACGAAATTGGCGAAGCGTTAGTTCATGTTGGCAATGCGTATGCAGCAATTGAAGAAGGGCATGATATTCTGAATCAGATTTATAACGAATGTTATGAAGATTAAGTAGTGAGGTGGCAGAATGACAGCAAAAGAACTGATTGAGAGGTTGGCAGGATATGAAGATTTTGACTTAAAATTTTGTATTGCAGATAAAAACACAAATTCAAAATTTCTCTCCATTCGCACTTTTGACATTGAAGTTACAGACATTGGTTACGATGACAAAGTGGTTGTGTTGGGTGAGGTAGCAGAATGACAGAACCAAAGTTAAAAAAGTTAAAGAGGTGTCCGTTTTGTGGGGATAATGCACTGATTTATGAAAAATATGATTGTGGCTCTCATGTTTGGTATTACGTTGAGTGCTTAAATTGTTATTGCCGTACAGATACTTTCAGTAAAAGAATCGAAGCAATCGAAGCATGGAACAAAAGGGTGGGTGAGGTGGCAGAATGACCATAAGAGAATTTTTTAAAAAGGCAGAAGAGAATGGTTTTGCCGATTATGAGTTTATTTGGCATGGCGGTTACGGAGTAAGCATTAAGGGGTTCTTCGTAAGCCATGCAGAGAAGAAAGTTTATGTTTGGTGAGGTGACAGAATGAGCAAGTATTTATGTGCAGATTGCGTCTTACGAGAACAATGCGATGGAGAATGGACAACGAATTGTGCGAATTATAAAAAAGAACCACTAACCAACGAAGAATGGTTTGATTCTCTGACCCTAACAGAAAAATCAGAGTTCATGGCAAAAGCGTTTGAAAGCCTTTTAGATGATATTGAAAATGGGAAAGATGTTAGTTTTGTAAAGACAGTTGCGTTTTGGGACTATTGGTTAAAGGCGGTGCATAAGGAATGATATGTGAACATTGTAAAGGTGTTGGATATGTTATAAACGATGGATATTATTCCTCATGGCTTGATGAGTGCATTTTCTGTGATGGCAAAGGTGTTGTAGAGCCAATGACCAACGAAGAATGGTTGCGTTCCTGCACAACGGAACAGTTGGCAGAGTTAATTTATGAAATTGCGGTAACCGACAAACTAATGGACAGATTTTTTAATGCAGAGATTGTGTATGGACATAGTGGCACGGAAGAAGCAATGGATTGGCTGAAAGAGGTACACCAATGAATATAGGTTATCAATCAACTTTTATGGATAAAATTATAGAACGAGCCGATAAACGGCAGGAACGCATGGAAAAGATGATAAGTAAGATGTTGGATAAGTCAGAAAAAATACTGCAAGCAGGAATGACCAATGAAATGGTTAAAATCTGCGAATACGGAACAGTTGGCAGAAATATTGGCATGGATAGAAGATAGGGGAGAATTACCAACTGTGCGTAAAGAAAATGTAAAAGCATTTATTGAGTGGTTAAAACAACCACACCGAGGTGAATGATGACAGAATTAAAACCCTGCCCTTTCTGTGGGGGTGATGCGGTTGCGACTATTCCTTGTGAGGGTGGTTTTTATGTTGTGTGTTATGACATCTTGCACAACACAGGAGAGGGGTGTGGTTCGTCAAGCGGTTGGCACGAAACCGAGCAGAAAGCAATCGAAGCATGGAATCGCAGAGTACCTGACATTAACATTGAATTTGCAAAAGCAAAGGGGTACTTATGAACAACAGAAAACGCATGATAATACGCACAATGGCTTTTTGCGTTAGCCCTTGTTTACGATGGGAGAAATGGGCATATTGGATGTGGAAAAGTTATACAGTGCAACACCTTGTAAAAATACATCATCAATGGATGAATGGTGGCAAGTGAACAACACCACTAAAATTGCAAAATTAGGGGAATTTGCAATTTAACTCCACTGATTTTGCAAAAAGAGAGGAGATTGCAAGAAAAGGGGCGGTTGAACAGATGACAGGATGGGAGTTTTGGAAATGGGCATTAGAAAACGCTTATGACCATTGGATTATAACAATACTGTTTCTTTTGTGTGTTGTGCCGTGGAACAATATTAACTTTGTGGTAAATGGTAGGAAGAAAGACGATGATACACATATACATTGACACCACGGTTAGCTGGGTACATCTGATTGGCTTTTTTATTGGTTTTGGAATTACCATGTTTGTTTTTAATAAGTGGTTGGATTAAAGAAAAGGAGATGCGGAAAAATGAACAGATTTTTTGAGGTGATTTCTGAATTTGCAGAACTGCCAAAAAACGAAAGACCGATATTACCAAAACGGCAGACAAAGAACAGCGCAGGATACGATTTTTACGCTATTGAAAAAGTTGTTATTCCTGCTCATGGTAGTGCCACAACAAGAACTGGCGTAAAAGCGTGTATGCCAGCAGACGAACACCTTGAATTGTATATACGTTCCAGCTACGGCATCAAATATGGTTTGATGCTGACAAACAGCGTTGGAATCATTGATGCAGACTATTACAACAACGTCACCAACGAGGGCGAAATCATGGCAAAAATGTACAATTTCAGCGATAAGGATATGGTGATGATAGGTGGTAACGCATAAGCTGGCCTTGCTGTCGGCAGAGGTGTTGGCGCTGTACTGCGAAGAGCATTGGCGTGGAAAGATAGGGAAATGCGACGGTTGTATGTTTGAACTGGTGCCGTTGCGGTCGGGGGGCAAACCAAGCTGTTATTTGAGTGTGTTTTTGGGTCAGGCCGGAGAACGGTTGCAAAGGGAATGTGCAGAAGCCGTGCGAAAAAACTGTAAAAAATTATCAGAAAGAGAGGAGAAGCCGGATGCGTGAGGAGTTTGTCGTATCGGATGAGAACCTGCAAAAGCTGTGTGCGGAGTGGCGTGACAGGTTGCGCCTTAACTCTTGGGATATAGCGGCAGGTGTTTACAGGGCAAGCGATTTTGTTAATGAGAACTGCATCGGTGAAAATACTTTTGATTTAGAAACTGGGCGATCTGTGATAAAGGTGCTTGACAGTATAGATTATCCAAAAGACTCATGGTTTCCGCAGGACATGGAAGTTATTTTGGTACACGAACTTTTGCATCTGCATTTTGATCCGTTTTGCCCAGAAGAAAATACATTGCAACATCAATTTATGGAACGCACAATAGAAAGGCTTGCAATTACTTTGGTGGATTTAAAACGTGAAAGAACAGAAAGAGAGGAGAACGAAACTTGTTTGAACTGTGTAAAAACAAAGTGCAATTAAGGGAAGAAATGTATGACATTCTTTCTACGTTAGAAAAGGATTTAGAAGATGATAAAATGCGCATTTTTAATTCGGTTCTCGGAAACAATCAGATGCGTGAAGAAGCGGAGTGGCTTGCGTTAAAAGACCTTGAATGGTTAGCATATACCATTAAACTTTTAGTCTTTCAGTATCGGGATAAAGCAGAAACTATTAAAATGCGTGAAGACCCATTTAACTATAAAAAAAGGAGAGGGGAAGAAACAAATGAGAAAACCTGAACTTGTAAAGGCTGCGTTGAAACGGAAAATGTGTATGTATCGTTGCCCAGAACGGAAGACAAAGTACTCTGCTGGCTATGACTTTTATTGCCCGGAAGAGGTGGTGATTCCACCCAACGGAACAGTACTGATTGCTACTGGGTACAAGGTGGAGTTAGACCCTGAAGAAGTTATGCAGATTTACATCCGCTCCAGCTTGGCAATGAAACGCGATCTTGCGATGACCAACGGAGTGGGAATCATTGATGCGGATTACTATAACAACCCAGACAACGAGGGTGAGATACTGATTGGTGTACGGAATATGTCTACGGAAAACACAGCCGTTATCCAGCGGTTGGAACGATTTGCACAAGGCATAGTTTATAACTACCACACCTGGGGTGATTACCCATCAGAAGTAAGAGTCGGTGGGGTAGGTAGCACAAACAAGAAAGGAGAAAACGAATGAACAGATGTAGTTTTTTTGGAAGGTTGACGGCGGACCCGGATGTCAAGTATTCTTCCACAACGCAGAAAGCCGTGGTCAACTTTCCTATTGCCGTAAGAAGAGAAACAAAAAACAAAGAGGGCAAGTATGACTCTGATTTTTTTAATTGCGTTGCCTTTGATAAAAGGGGCGAAATGATTGGCAACTCGTTTGCCAAGGGCAGCAAAATATGTGTGTGGGGTCCGATGCGACAGGAAAAATGGACAGACAAGGATGGAAACAACCGCACCACATACAAGCTTTATGTTGAGGGATTTGAGTTCACTGAATCGGTAAAAGACAAAGCTGTAGCAGCCGCAAAAAATGTTGCTTCAAGCTTTGATGCATTGGGAGAAGAAGTAGATTTTTAGGGGTGTGGTATAATATATGGTAAAGGTATTAACTAATACAGAAAATAAAGTCATCTGCGTGACGATGACAGTGTTTTCGAAACCGGTAGCCCAGGGCAGACCAAGGTTTTCCAATCGTGGCAAGTTTGTCCGTGCCTATGACCCAAAGAAATCCAGGGATTACAAACAGTATCTCCGTGCGATTGCCCAAGAAGTTTACAAAGAGCGCCCAGACTTTGTTCCGTTTGATGAAGCCCTGGTCTTGTTGGTAAATGTTTATCGTTCCATACCCAAGTCGTTCTCAAAAAAACGGCAGGAAATGGCCCTATCCGGCTCACTACGGCCGACAACAAAGCCGGATACAGATAACTACCTTAAAGGGGTTAAAGATGCGTGTAACGGAGTTTTGTGGCGAGATGATTCCATTATCGTATCTGAATTGTGCAACAAGTTTTATTCAGACCAACCTAGAATTGAGATGCACGTTTGTACATTGTCGAAGCATCGTACTTTTACTAGCTGTTAATTGGGGTGATGCCGTTGCAGGAAGTGCAATCCACGATTGAGTTTGTTCTGCGTAATGCCGACCAAATACGCAAGTGTGTTGAAGAGAAACGCAAAGACCCCTGGTCTGGCACAAGGGAACAGAACAGTGGGTATCAGAAGAACAGAATATCAAACCCTACAGAAGCACAAGCATTGCAAAGGATAGAGCCTGTGGCTTTTATTCACTGTCCGTTTGGGCCGATGGTAAACGGAAGAAGAGATGCAAAGTACATAAGTTTGCCAGAGAAATGGCTGAAAGTAGAGGAAAGCACCCGTAGGTTTTATATGTCTTCGGACAACGATAAGATTGTAGGCTTGTACACGAAGAGATATCTTCAGGGTGAGTATGGAGAATTGTGGAGCAAGACTTGTAAGGACTTGAACATAACACAGGCTTGGTATTATGTTGTCGTACACGACGTCATCAGGTTTGCGGAACTGTACGCAGCCGGGATCGGGCTGATTGCTCCGTACAGTAGGTTTGAGGAAGAGTGATACAAACAAAAAAAGATGGGGAAGAGTGGCTGTGAGCCATCCTTCCCCAATTCTTTTTTATCTCCTATTCCTCTTTTATTCTGTGCTTTCTATTGGCTTGCGATTCTCCTTTCCGCAACACATTCCATAGATAATCTTTCATCATAATAAATTCTTCTTCGGTACAATATACATTGCGTTGTCGCTTTGGCTTTTCCGGGGGCTTTCTCCCACCGTTATGTCCGACATTTTTCTGACCAGGCTTTCCCCCAGCTCCATCTCGTTTCCCACCCCAATTTTGATTGTACTCTTTGTTGGGGTCTTTCTTTTTCCCTGTCATAACCTATTTCCCTTTCCTCATCCTAAAAAATAACTTATTATCATCAGCACCAATATCATTTCCGGCACTCTGTTGCTCTCACGATTTCTTATCGCACATTCTTTTCTTCTCTGAATAGCCTTCTCACGCTCTGTCACATTGTCACCCCTTTACATTATAACTTGATTGTTGTGCCTTGTCAATCATCTTCCCAATCATCGACCTCTTCCGTGTCGATGCAATCTTCCGTTACGCTTCCGTAGGTGTATCCGTTATCGTTGTCAAAGTACACCTTTAAGTCCTGGTCGTAGTTCTCCAACACGCTTATCAATTCCTTTACTGTGAGTGCGGTTTCGGTCGCTTCTGCCTGATCCGCACCATAACCCGATCTGCTTGTCTGCAAGATAACATATTTCATTCTCATAAATCATTCCCCCCTTCTGCTTTCCAAATACGCTTTTACCTTTTTCCATCTGTATCGTTTTGTTTTGCTATACGAAGCGGTATCAAAGTACCACTCCCCATCCTTGAACAGATACACATACTCTGCCCAATTGGTTTCACCCAGGTTAGAAAGTATTTTGTTGTACAGATTGGGTGGTGTGTCTTCTTTCTTCTTGTATCCGCAGCCCCTTAAGATGTAGGGGATTATGCAAACGCTACTGTTGATAGAGCTTTCATCTCCGTATAACAGCAGATTCAAAGCATCTTCGTATGTATTGAATCTCCTGGTCAGGGTATCTCCCACGCCTTCAGGATACCCATCCCAATGGTGGTAGATGCCGATGTACTTGTCGTCCAGCTTGACCGCCGGAACTTTATCAATCTCTTCTTCCGGGATAGCATTACTGCTGTCCACATCTCCAAAGCCTAATCCCTTTGCGTAAATCATTTCCTTATTTGGTGCTACCGTCTTGCCTTGGTCTTCTTTGTTAATTTTTACAAAAATCATGCTCCTCGTTGACATATTGCTCTCGCTCCTTTCATTTCCAGCACATGTATTCTTTTGCCGATTCGTAGCTTGGGTGTGATGATTCAAGTTGCCACTCTCCGGCATACAATCCACCTTCAGACATGTAATCCACATCGTAGCACATCAAAACTTTACCATATGGTTTTCCGGTTCTTTCGCTGACTCGCTTCTGTCCTCTGCGTACTATCCGAAACATTCCTTCCTGGCGTAGGACTTTTTCGCTTGTGACAATTCCATCCCAATAGGGTTCAGGGTCTTCTCTCCATCCACGCTCTTTCCAATTGCTCATGTTCTGCTCCTTTCTATTCCTCTTGTTTATATAAGTCGATAAGATAGTTCGCAAAGTCCGGGTCTGCATCCATCAAGTTGGTTGCTCTGTCGCTTGTCATATAAGAGAACTCATAGGGCTTCGGCTGGATGTGAGCAATATGTCTTATGTAACGATGTTTGGGGTTGTAACTCGCTCCGCTTAACCGAACTCTTTCTAAAATTTCATCTGCTTCAAGTCCGTTCCTTTTCATCTCAATGTCGATGAAAAAGGATGGGTCATTGTAATACACCTTGTCATCGCAGCCATCTTTTTGGAAGCTTGTTAATTCTGTTTCTACATATTTGTTCCAAATGGCAAGGGCTATTTCAGAATCAAAATCGTAGAACATATCTTCGACTCCACCAATAATGTTCTCATCAACATTTTCACTTACTTCGGCATAATCATAGCTGTGCATAGCTGTCGCTCCTTTCTATTCTTCTTTCAACACCTTGCATTCCGTAATGTGGATGTACCTACCATCCAGGGAACCGTGGTTCTGTGCTATACACTCTTCAATCGTGTATCCGTTCTCATCTGTTTTGCTTCTCTTCAAACCTTTTTTCATCAGGCTGCGGAAGCAGTCCTTGGCATCCTCAATCTTGTCAAACACATAGTACTCATGGGAATTGTCATACCATTCGCACACCACCATGTATGCATCTTGTAACTTTACTTTCACCATATCGTTCGCTCCTTTCGTTCTTACCAACATTGATCTAATGTAATAACTAAATAAGAGATTTCTTCATTTAACGGAGTGCCATTTTCTTTTGTTTTGCAAATTCCGGCAGACAATCCGTGTACAATATCATCGTGGTGCGTTTCGATTTCTCCGTTTTGACTACCACCATTTAAGTATGTTACTGTTGTAAAACATTCCCCGGATTGAGCGTCTATCAGTTGTAAGTCCTGATAGGGACCGATGCATTCAAGCAAATCTTTAAGCTTCATTCTTCCACCTCACCAAACTGTTCTACATACTCATCACCATCAAAGTTCTCTTCTGCCCACAGCATTGCGTACCGCTCTGTGGTAGGCACAATCCTTTCCCCACCAAAGTTATGAGGGTAGATGTGTGCAAGGCTGTCAGAAAACACCTCTCCATCAAATTGGAAAAAGTATTCTCCGTTTTTCTTTCTGTACAAACATTCCTCGCTGAAATTCCAGCTCCGGGGTTCACCATGCGTAACTCTTCCCAACAACCTTGCTGTTTCAGTATCATACATTCTTCCGTTAATTACTTTTTTCATTGCTTGCTCCTTTCGTTAACCTTACTTAAAACATTGCACTAAACAAAACGCTGTCAAATGGTTTGTCTTCTTCTAATGCTTTCTGCATTGCCTTTCGCAGTTCCTCATACAAGGGGTAGAGGGGAGAGCCTTTGGGGATATCTGCAAAGACTCCATCATCTCCATACTCTGTCATCTGTTCGTATTCACCATCGTAGTCACGCTTGTACACTGTAAACTCTGCGTTGTTTTCATCATACTTATAAGAATCGCTGTCATACCACAGCTCTAATTTTTCTCCGTTTGCTATAATGGGCAGGTATGCTACCCAAATTCCACCACCCGTGTATTCGCATCCCGCTGTACCACGTTTTACAATGTTGTTCAGATTCTTTGCCATGTTATCATCCCCCTATATTTGGGCAAATGCATTCCCAATCGTAATCCGTACTGTTAAATTTTATTTTTTCATCCCTTGTGATCTTGCCGTTAATGATTTCAATGTCCTGGTTAAAGCACATTCCTCTTTCAAATGCGTAAATCCGCATGTCCACATGATACCGCTTACACAGTTTGGCAAGTTCCTCTGCAACAACGTACCAAGCTTGTGCATACTGAAAGCTGATAACCTTGGTGTCTTCGTCCAAAAAGATGCTGTCACCATCAGTGCAAAACCCTCTGACCGTGTCGTGCATGTGACTCCATTTGGGAATCAAAACCTCATCTTGGTCTATTTCCACATCATCAAACACACCTTGGATAAAGCGTTTTAAATCTTCCGGCTTTCCTTTAACTCGTAATGTTCCTTCGCTCCAATTTGGCATAGTTCATTCTCCTTTCTTTCCATTCAACAGTAACGCATCCGTAATCACCATGTTGTCGTCCTCATCGTAGTGGTAGGTAATGTTGACAGCATTTACTCCAACATAGGATTTCCATTCATCAGCCGTAGCTTTGCTGATATAGGCCAGGGCTTTGTGTACCATCCATACTTCCTTGAACAGCACGGTTGTCTTATCATCGTGGTACTTCACATCCATAAAGTAAACCCATTCGTTAAAAGTCTTCATCATCTTCACCTTCCTTTTCCGCAATCATGTCGTCCAAATCCTCTTCGTGTATGCACATGTCCTGAAGCAGCCCATCCTCATCCGCAATGTACTCTGCAAGTTCTCCCTCTTCCGGCGACTCTCCATAGAATCTGTCTTCAAGTGCGTTCATTGCTTCCTCTTCAAGATCGGCTCTGCAAATCTTGTCAAGGATACGCTTGGCATCCTTATCCCATTCAACATGGTTCTGCACATCTTCCAACCAATTTACTTCTACCGAAATGTTCATGCTCTTTGCTCCTTCCGTTTTTTATTCCAACTTAATCTGTTTGCCATCTCTTGACAATCTTATTATAACATCAGCGTAAATAGTTGTCAAGTGTTTTTTTCAGCCCGGGGTGGGGTAGGGACCCTGGCTCTCCTCATCATCCATGATAAATTCCGTACCCCAAATACATCCCCCCATAAAAGTCCGCAACTAGGTTATCCGTAACACGGATGCTGTCTAGGTATTCGTTTATCTCATTTGGCTTCAGCCCATCGTTTCGCAGTTCCTTGATGGTCAGGATAATCATGTTGTCAAAGTACTTTTTAGCACTCTCATAGGTAGGGAACTCTGTGTGTATCGTTTCCTCTCTTTCATTCCATTCCTTAACATACCATGCCTTATTCTTTTTCATAAGATCGCACCCCCTATTCCAAGTTCCATTGTGGATATCCGGCTTCTGTGTACATCTTTCTGTTCTCACAGTTTCTGTAAACCATCCGTACAAACTGTAACACGGTCCGCAGCTCTTCCTCATTTAACCGCAAGAGTCTGTCGTGGATAGCTTGGTGAATCTCCGCTTCTCTTTCGTGTCGTTCTTCTGCTTCACGCTGTGCAATATAGATGTCTTCAAACCTAGGGTCATAATGCATAGGGCATATCTCCTTTCCTTAATAGGTATCCCACAATCTGCAATTTTCTTCGTATTCATCATCTTGCCATGCAAAGTTGATACGCTCTTTCAGTTCCGCAATGTCTTGATATAAATCAATCAAGTGGTCATCCTCTGGGTTTTGTGCTTTGACTTTGTCATACTCCGCTTGCGTTTCGGCAAGCCTTTTTTCTAAATAGTAGGGGTCTTCATACTGTCTATACATCTCTGATCTCCTCTCCTTAATCAAACAGTTCCACAGTTTCGATGTGTGCGTAGTAGTTCTCTGTTTCCATATGCCAATTGTCAAGGCAATCTTTTTTCGCAAAGTCATAAGCATCCTTGTCAAGTTCTTCTTCTTCATAAGCGTAATCAAAGCAATCGACTAAAAACCTTTCGGCATCTTCTTTCTTTTCAAACGCAATCTTCTCCTCTTCGTAGGCATCTTTGCAAGTGCATATATATATGGTCTTTGGCATAGTTAGTTCTCCTTTCAATCAAACCTAACGCACATCAGTAACAAGATCAGAATTGCAACCCATTCATCCCTAGTCATATTAAGCCCCCCTTACCATATCGACAAAGCGTTGGGCTTCTTTCCATATCACTTCTTCAACAAAGTTGTTCTGCTGTTTGGCTGTCCTATAAAACTGTTGGTCAGCCACAGCATATTCATATTCCTTTTCTGCCACAAAACTGATGTGGTCATAAGGGCAGCACCCACACTGATGCTCTACCCAATGGCAAGCAAGCCGGACTTCTTCTTCTAATCTGCTCGGTAAAAAGTTCATCATCGTTATTAGCTCCTTTCGTTACTCGCAAGTCTCTCCTCTGCTGTAATCACAGTAGTATGTGTTCCCATCCGTATGTACCTTGGTCGAATAAATGCCATACCCAAATATCTCGCATCGGCTGAACACGGCAAGTCTGTCTTCTTCCGTTATCATCCTATGGTTTGCCATTGCTCTGTCGTATACATCTTTCGTGATTTCCTTTGTCAAATACCGCATAGTTAATTCTCCTTTCTGATTTCATTAAGGTCTACAATTCCGTACCAAGTCAGAATCTCTTCAATGCCGGATTGTAGGTATCCGTAGTCAGTGCCATAGATGTTGCTTGCATCCTCATCCTCAAGCTTTTCATCGTTGTCAATGACAATGCCTTTCTCCTCAAGAAAGTCTTCAAACAGTTCAATAATGTCCATAGTGAATTCACCAAGTTTGTTGGGATCGAATTTTTTAGCCATAGTTAACTCTCCTCTCATAAATGATTATATGCTGTGCATTCCGCAAAGGTCTTAATGCTAGTGTGGTATCTGTCTGTGGGGTAGTTGGGCTTGTGTATTCTTATGTTTACATACTTGAAATTGAAATGTGGTCTTGTGAGGTTATATTTTACAATCTTTGCTTCTTCGTAGGTGTCGCATTCAATGACAAACTTACTGATTCGGTTTTCTGCTTCTCCCCATCCGCTCATAAAGGGGTCTGTGCAAGTAACATAGTATTTCATAGATTAGTCCTCACTTTCTGCCATACTGTTGATAAAGAAATGGAATTTTGCTACATTTTTGCATTGCTCTTCAAGCTTTGGTAACAGATATTTTTTGTCCTTGTCACTGAAGCACTCTTTTAATCTGTCAATAGCTTTAGCTTCTCGCATCATACAAGAAGCATATCTTGTCCGTAGGAAATCGTTTTGCTCTCCCTCTGGCACGGCTTTGATTCTTAATATGTATAGGTGGTACAGATAATAGGCATCCTTGTACTCTTTAATTGCCTTTTGTTTGAAAGTCATAATTACATCTCCTCTCTTCTTCTTAATTCTGCTTTGCAATCCGCATTGTACTTTTTGATGGCTTCGTTTACTGTGTAGTACAAGTACCGCTTGGGTCCGATTTTTCCGTTTATCGTGATATATCCGTTTTTGTGCTTTTCGATATGGTAAATGTATTTCATATAGCTGACTTTGTGCTTTGCTTTTGCTTCTTCATCTTTGTAATAAAAGCCGTAATAATTGGTGAACGTTTCATACTCTGTTGGGATTAAAATCATTTTGTTTGCTCCTCTCTTATGCTCTCTCACCATTTTCATAAAAAAACCAACCATAATCCGTAAAAACTTTTACGGCAAATCTTTCTGTTTGCCAAGCTTCATCTTTTTCGTTGTCGAAGTGTCCACCATCATACCAATCTCTGAATTCTGCCAAAGCTTTCTGCTTTGCTTTGGGGGATAATTCAGAGTAGGGGAAATACTCTTTCTGAAGCTTTTTGAGAATTGTCATTTTGTCTGCTCCTTTCATTTATAAATGATAAAGTTTGTTGCAATACCGATTGCCATACCGCTTAATGCGGATATCACCATCCAAGCTACCATTGTGCTTTCTGCTACCATAGTCATTGTTTTAGCTCCTCTCGTTACATTAAATTAAATACTGTAACCTATGCCATATTGCGATGACATAGGTAACAGCATTCAAGATGCTGTTGTTCTTCCGTTTCCGCTTTCATCCTCTCTGCCCATCCTAGGCTGTTGCGTGTAGCTGATGTATTCGCTTTGCGTACCATTGCTACTACCTACACGACTTACTGATACGATATTGAGTTATCAAGGTGCATCTACTGACCGCTTGGGGCTTACAGCTTCGGCATCATCTCCGATGCCATCCCTATTGGGGCTTGCTCACCATCCTTTCTTGACTAGCCCTATCTTGGCTGTCTTGCTGCGTTTAAACCATCTTGCCATCTCGGCTATACTAGTTACAATATACAATTACCACCATATACATTATAACATATTGTCAAGGTATGTCAATGTAACAACAGTACAAATTTAATGCGGTTTTAAGGTATTTTTGTAAAGGTATGACAATGTATCAAAATGTTACACTTTGGCTTAAAAAAGACCCGGGTTCCAGGGAAAATGTAACTGTTACAGATCAAGCAAAAAAGGGTACATAAATTGACAAGAATGTAAACATACATAAATCTGTTCAACAGCATATATATTATAATGGAAGAAAACTTTTAAAGGTGATAAAAACCGCAACATCTTGCACCCCATTTGGAAATGAGTAAGACAAAAAACAGTATTTTTGATACAATATGACAAAAGTGTGGTTTTATACACTTTTTCAAATTCTCCTTTCCTCACTTTTCAGCCTTGCCAAAGCGGTAAGGCTGATTTATTTTATGGTAAACGGTCCCAAAACGCAGAAATCCCTTTTAAGCCCCCTAGCAAGCCCATAGACAGCGTTTTAGGGTCAACGCAAGGAAACATAAGCACCCCCTTGTGAAAATGCGAGGAAGAAGCATAAATTTAGGGTATATATACCACTAGGTATACATCATATACTTTTATCAACAGAAATTATCTTGTATACTTTGTCGAGATATGACAATATACAAGATGTTGAAAACGCAGTAGTGGTGCGGTTTCCAGAGGGGTATATACTTTTATTAGTTTGTCATCACTTGAAAAAGTATAACCTAGCATTCTACCATACTTTATCTTGATAAAATTGTTATCACTTTATTTTTCAAAATGAAATCCACTTTCGCCAATACTAATATGAATACTAGGAATTGGGGATATGGAACAAAAACAGCCATATACATTTTATAAATAAGATGTATATCCCTACAGTTTAATAGGAATTGAAGTCGTGCGGATGGTTTCCGTTAACCTCGCAATCACGCAAGGGTAACATACTTCCGCTCTGTTGCAATCAGAATGCCGTAGGCATTTTTTAGGGGTAAAATACATCTTGGCTCTGTTGTTGCGTTTGCCTAGGGTTTCGTTGTTTTCGTTCCCTTTTTGGGGGTTTTTAATATTAATCATTATCTATATTTTATATATTAATATTATATAGATATATTAATAGTATTATTGATATAGTTATATTAATTATAATTAATAAGTATTATAGTATAGTAAACTATATTAATAATAATATTAATAGATATTGCTATAGTATAGTAGTTATAATATATATAGATATGGTGAAGTTATCTGTAAATTCAGCTTCTCGGTTCACGCTCGCTTCATATAGTGTTTCACATAGTTGGTTTTGGTTTGGTTCAGCTATGGCAAAGGCTTTGGGGTGTTTTGGGGGATGTCGTGACAGTTCGCTGAAAATGTCGTAAAATGTCGTTTTTCACCTTTTGGGTATTAAGGTAAGTATAATGGATGAGCAGAAAAGTATATTAACCGATGGTATTGCGGATGCTTCCGTATGGCATCCACGAAAGCCCACAAAGGGCAACGAATGGAAAGAACAGCGGTTTGACCTAGAGGATGGCTATTCCTTTTGGCTGTCCGCATACTCTGTGCGTAGCTTTCCGAACGGATTTGAACTGCCAAAGGACATAGATGCACTCACTTGCGGATATCTGTACCGCTGTTCTATGTTGTTACAGCCAAAAACAAATATGTTAGTGAAGCACCACAAGAACTACGACAAGCCACTGAACAGCAGATTATTGGCTAAAGAGTTGGGGATAGGGATAAGGCAGTGCCAACGCTTTCTGAAAGATGTAAAAGAGCGAGGTATCATAAAAGAGGATGACCACAGGCTGTATATGAACCCAATCTATTTTATACGCAGCAGGAAATTGAATTGGAAGTTATACACGCTGTTTGAGAAAGACATAGAGCCGTTCCTACCGCAGTGGGTAGTTGATAGGTTCAATGGTGATATAAACGCATAGGTTTTACAAGTGCCAGAATCAGCTTGAAGCGTGCCGTAAGGCACACATAATCTTTAACCAAAGACTCATTCTCAATCAGGCATTATTTTTATGATAACGGAGACTACCACCTACCACCCAACGTCCAGGACAGGGCATGGGATTACACACACACCCCCGGAAAAATATACGTATAATTTTACATAAGTTGAGGGCGGAGCAATGGCAAATTTACATTTATTAACGAAGAAGATATTAAAGGCGATACGGATTAAGTATCAGCAGCAGGTATTATATGCAGAAGAGCAAAAGATTAGCGAGCGTACGGGTCGCGTATACACGGAGTACAGGTTGAACTTATGTGTAAGCGCAGAGAAGTACAACGAGATAAATCCCGACAATCCGTTAAACCCGAAGATACACAAGAGTACGTTAGCGACGATACCGTTAAAGCGGTCGGTAAAGATTGAGGAGATATTTTTATATTTATTAAACGAGATATGGAAGAAATTAGAGAGTGGTGAGATGTATGAGCAGGGGGAAAGGGCGAGAGAAAAGATTAGAAGTAGACGCGGTGTTGGACGCGGCAAAAGAGCATATTGTAGTACGGGAGTATTACAAGACGCACTTACTGGCGAAGAGTTACCAGGCGGCATTTCCGGGAGCGAGTGCGGGGACGGCGCGGGAGAGAGCCAGGGAGATATTGGAGAAGCCTGAAAACGTTGAGTACATGAAGCTGCTGATTGAGCGCAATGCGAAGAAGGGTTATGCTTCATTGGACAGGGTGAAGTCATTCTTGTCGGATGTGATGGAAGGCCGTGTAAAGGATCAGTTTGGGTTAGATGCGAGTTTAAGTGACCGGATCAAGGCGGCAGAGGACATAATCCGTTGCGAGGGTGGATTCAAGGACAAGACGGAAGTCAGTTTGAATGTAAATGTGGCAGAGATGTTGAAGGCTGCGAGGGAAAGGGCTACGAGCAGGCAGATACCTGCGAAGAGTTCTCCAGAGATTATTGATGTGACCCCGGTGGGGGAGTCATAACAGAGGGGTAGGGGGAAAGGTGGTCAAATGGCCAAAAAATTATCGGATTTTTCCGCAGAAGACAGAGGGGCGCTGGCGGCGTTCCTGGGGGAATTTGCGCACGACCCGGTGGGGTTTGTATGGGCGGCGTTTCCGTGGGGAGAGGGTGAGTTGGAAGGTCAATCCCCGCAGGAGTGGCAGTTGGAGTTATTGGAAGACATCAAGGATGGTTTAAAGGATATCAATACGGTTATCAGGGAAGTAAGGGCATCTGGTAACGGTATTGGGAAGAGCGCATTGGTAAGTTGGCTGATACTGTGGTCGTTGGGTACGTTTGAGGACACGAAGGGTGTTGTCACGGCGAACACGGACACGCAGTTGAGGACGAAGACCTGGGCGGAGCTGGCAAAATGGCACCGGCTGTTCATTGGGAATCCGTTGTTTGATTACACGGCTACCTCGTTGTACAGTTCCGACCCCAAGCACGAAAAGACCTGGCGGATCGATGCGATTCCGTGGTCGGAGCAGAACCCGGAAGCATTTGCGGGTCTGCACAACCAGGGCAGGAGAATCCTTATCATCTTCGATGAAGCTTCGGCAATAGCCGATGTGATATGGGAAACCGTAGAAGGTGCTACGACAGACAAAGATACAGAGATCATATGGTGTGCATTTGGCAACCCAACGCGTCCTTCGGGGCGCTTTTTTGATTGCTTCAATAAATTCAGAAATTTTTGGCATCACAAACAGATTGATTCCCGGACGGTGCGGATTTCCAACAAACAGCAGCTGAACGAGTGGGTCGATGCGTGGGGCATTGATTCAGACTTCGTAAAGGTGCATGTGCTGGGTGAGTTCCCCAACGCGGCGGCGAACCAGCTGATAAGCAGGACGCTGGTGGATGAGGCGGTGAAGCGTGGGAAAGCGTACTGCATCGACGATGCTTCGGACAGGGAACCCGTTATCATCGGCTGCGACCCGGCATGGACTGGTGAGGACACGCTGATCGTGTACCTACGCAAGGGCAACTTCACAAAGGTGTTGTGGGAGTTGAAGAGCAACAACGATGACACGTTGGTTGCGGAGAAGCTTGCGTATTTCCAAGATGAGTATGGGATGAGCAAGGGCTTCATCGACCAGGGCTACGGCACGGGCATCTATTCCGTGCTGCGTAGCATGGGTCGTAACGATGCGTGGCAATTGGTACCTTTTGCCAGCAAACCTACGGATGAATATTACGCGAACAAGCGCGCCGAGATGTGGTGCGAGATGAAGAAATGGCTGCAGGACGGTGGTGCGTTGGAGAGCAAGCCGGAAATCGTTACGGACTTGACGGGTCCGGAAGCGGCCATCAACAGAAGAGGCAAGTTGCAGTTAGAAAGTAAGGATGACATGAAACGGCGGGGTCTTGCCTCACCGAACTATGGTGATGCATTGGCTCTGACGTTTGCGCAGCCGGTGATGTTAAATAAGCGTTCACGCTTCAACAAGATGCGGAGAGAAGGGAAGATTCGCAAATTTGGGAGCATGTAACGCTGTTTTTATATAAAAAATTCCAAAAACTATGAAGAAGGAGGGAATTCCGATGTTTTTACGCAGTTTCAACCAAATTAAGACGGGCAAGCTTACGTTGTCCGGCACGGCGCAGAAGCTGGCGTTGCCGTCCACGTTGGAGAACGGCATGATGGACAGTGGCCGGTCTGCCGTGGAGATCAACAACACGAGCGAGAACGCGGCCTATATCGGCGATGCAAACGTTACGAGTTCCAACGGTCTGCCGATTGCGGCCGGGACGAGCCGTGTTTTCCCCGTGCAGTTCGGCAGCGCAGACCACATTTATGCGGTGGGTGACGGAGACGTGATTATTGCAGAATATTTTTGAGCGGTGGTGTGAAAAATGAGTATTGCAGAAGGCAACGGCCTTGATTTCAGCAGAAAACTGAATGATTCACAGGCGAATATCTCGCAGGGGCAGAACATAGGCACCACCCCGATGGTACAGCAGAACCCGCAGGCCATGAGGCCGATCGATTATCTCACCCAGCAGATGGAGCCGGAGAAGAACACCGAAGAAATCTCGCTGGACACCCTAAAAAAGAAAGAGATCGAGAAGATCATGCGGGCGTATGAGCGTGGGAAGGACGTGGCCGACGACTATTTTGACGGCACGATACGGCCTAAGCTGTTGGAACGCAGGGACATGTACCTTGCAAGCAAAGAACACTACCAGCACAAGTTCCCCAGGCTGTCGGAGACGTCGGAGTTTTGTTCCAGGGACATCAAGACCACGATAAAATGGATGCTTCCTTCGCTGGAAGAGCCGTTTTTGGGTACGGATGACCCCGTGGATATCCGCGCCGTGAACATCGATGATGATGAAAAGGCCAAAAAAGTACAGCAGTTATTGAAATACCAGCTGCAACGGAAGAACGCCTACCCGACTTTCATTGAGAGCGCGTGGAAAGACGCCCTGAAGTACAACTGGTGCGTGGCGAAAGTGTGGTGGAGACGCGAGGAAGAGCGTACCCGCTACAAGCAGATGATAGAGTCCGGCAACGTGGACTTTGTGGCGATGCTGATGCAGGAAGAACAGGCGGGGAACGCGGAGATTGTCGACGTGAAACCGCTGAAGGACGCACAGGACATCTTCGTTATCACGTTTGACAAGATTACTGTGACGGCCAACTACCCTGTGGTTCAGTATATGTCCCCGGACGAGCTGCGGTTCACCCCGGACGGAAGAAGTGTGCAGGACGCCAAGTTCATCGCCCACAGGAAGATTGTCAACGGCGACTACCTGAAGCAGAAGGAAGCCGAGGGTATCTACAAAAACGTGGACAAGGCGATGGAAGATTACGAAAAGAGCAACGGCGACACCAGGCCCGACGAGTTGCAGGTCATTTCCAACAGCGAGTTGGAGACTATCGCCGACAAGCTGAGCGACGACGACCTGGCTTCCAAGCAGTTTGAACTGTATGAGTGCTACATGCATGTGGATTACAACAACGACGGGCGTTATGAGAACATTATCGCTCACGTCATCGGTGACACGCCGATACGGATCGCGAAGAATGACATGGACATGGCCCCGTTCTTCCACTTTTCGGTAGAAGCAGACCCCATCAACGCGTTCAACGAGCAGGAAGGGTTTACGGATGACTTGGAACAGCAGCAGGATTTGAAGACCGCCGTTTTCCGGCAGGTCATCACGAACGTTGCCAAAAACAACGCACCGCAAATCTTTGCCAACAACAACGTGGACGTGGACGCCCTGATCAATGGCGATGAGATCGTTTTGGTAGATACGACGGAGAACCCCGCCACGCAGGTGTACGGTGGTTCACAGTTGCCTATCAGCCCGCTTTCCATGCAGGTCATTGAGTATGCGCAGAACGAGATTGAGGCGCAGAGCGGTTCGACCCGGTACAACCAGGGCTTGGACAGCAATTCGCTGAACAAGACTGCGACCGGCATCACGGCCATCCTGGGCAGTGCGGAAAAACGCATGAAACAGATGAGCCGGATGTTTGCTGAGAACTTTATCGTTCCTATATTCAAGTACATCATCCTGTTAGACCAGAAGTACATGGACCAGGAGCAGGTCATCCGCCTTACCAACGAAAACATCGTCATTACCAGGGACGAACTGAACATTGACTACGACCTGATCATCAACGTAGGGCTTGGCCCCGGCACGAAAGAAGCGCAGATTCAGTACCTGATGGTCATGATTAACCAGATTTACCCGCAGTTGGCGCAGGCCGGGCTTGTCACACCGAAGTCATGGTACAACATTATTTCCGAACTGTTGGAGAAGATGGGTATACGGAATGTCCAAAACTACATTCTGGACCCGGACAGCGACGAGGCAAAACAGTTGGCGCAACAGCAACAGCAACAGGCCGAGCAGCAGAAGCAGGAAGCCGTGCAGTTTGAGCAGATGAAGGCGCAGTGGGATATCGCCAAGGCAAGCGCGCCCAAGACGAGCATCTCGGTGCAGTACCCCGACCTGCCGCCTGCCGCGCAGATGCAGCTGTTACAGTCTGTCGGAGCGAAAGTAAACGCAGAGGATATAGTACAGAAAGAGGAATTGGAAAGTGTTAAGGAATTCAATAAGAAACTCCCAATACAGGGCCTTGGCAACGGAGTTGGCGAAAATCGGAACAATACCCAGCCGGGTGGCCCAGGACAGGCAGCGCAAACTCCTGCTCCAGCAGGTGGTAAACCTTGGTGAAAAGGCTAAGGCTGCCAAGGAGATACTGGACATCTTTATGGACAACACGGAAGACATGGTGCTGGAGTCCATAAAAAACACCAACAGCGAGGAGAAGCTGATGGAAATTAGGGCGTATTACAATGCCTGCCTTGCGTTGGAAGCGGAAGTGACGAACATGATAAATAAAGCGGTCACTAAGGAAAAGACGTTAGAAAGTCTTAACAAGAGGAAAGGAGAATAAGGGAAATGGATGGAATGACACAGCAAAGCGGTTTCAATGCGGGAACAGGTGGCGGCGATTCCCCCTCCGCGTCCACCGTCGAAACGACGACCACGACTACCGCAGCAGAAACTCAGACCAATGAAAGCCCGTCTTCCGATGGCGGTGGTGGTTTACCTCCGGCTTCCACCGCCACGGGAGCGGAAGACAATACGTTAGCGCAATCGGAGAAAGGTTCGTTCAAGCTGGTGTTTAACGAAAGGACGGGGAGAAACGAGGTTGTTTCGACCATGCCGACAGAAACCGAGCCTGAAGAGGAGTCAAACCGACCGGCAGAACCGCAACAGCAGGCGCAGAAAGAGGAACAGAAACCCGCTGAACCGCAGAAAGCACCGGACAACTACAACGGAAACGAACTGTTGCAGTACATGCAGATGGTAAGGCAGCAGGCGGCACAGGCCTACTACCCGCCACAGCCGCCCCCACAGCCGGTACAACAGCCTGTTCCCCAACAGCAGCCAGCTCCCGCTCCGCAGCCTGTCGATGAAACGGCGCAGGCAAAGGAGTATTACGCAAACGTAAACAAGATGGCGCGGGAACGCGCAATGAGGGAAGTCGGCATTACGCAGGACGAACTTGACGTTGCGGAGTACAGTGATGATAAAGAACTGTTGGACAAGGTTGCCGCCTACAGAACGGCAATTGAGAACAACAAGAGCCAGATCATGCGCGACGTTGACAACATCAGGCGCACATGGGAAGCGGAAAGGGCAGACCATGCGAATGCGTATCAGGCGGTAGCCGCTTTTGTCCAGGACATGAAGCAGAAAGAACCCAACTTCGATGCCATAGACAAAATGATGATTTCACGCGTGGCGAAGATGCCGTATGAACAGGCAGTAAAACTCGCACCGCTTATCCTAAAGGTGCAGAACGGAACTCTGAACATGGCTGATTTGCCCGCGTTACAGGATATGTACAACCAGACAAGGCTTGAGTTCTACTCCAAGAAAGAGGGTGTAGGGCTTGCGCCCAAAGTGACAAAGCCGGCGTTTGTGGAAACCCCTGGCACAGGCAAAGAGCCACCCAAGAAAACAGCTCCTCTTTCCGCTTTGGGAACGATGAGCAAGCGAGACAGGGAAGCGGCCATCGGTCAGATGTTTGGCAGCTTCTTTGATGATTAATACACAATAATACGCATAAGACCGCCGTAGGGAATGCCAACCCGACGGCGGTTTTATAATAAAAAAATTTATTATACGAGGTGATTAAAAATGGCAGACGCTTATGTAACCCGTTATCCGGGACCATCAACCAGTCAGAGTTTTACTTATGAAGCTTGGGGTAACGCTGAAGACATTTCCCCGATCATCACCAGTATTTCCCCTGACAAAACTCCGTTCCTGTCTTCTATTCCTGACGGGCCCAATGCAGTAGAACCGGCTTTCTCTTGGCCGACCGAAGAACTGCATCCGCCTATGGTAAACAAACACTTGGAAAAAGAAGACTACTCCAGCCATCCGGTTGGAAGCATGGAAGCACTGGACAACGTTGTTCAGATTTTCATGACCAGCGGCTATGTAACCGATATGCAGCGTAAGGCTCGCAAGGTTTACAAGGGTGGGGATGAATTCAACCGCCAGCTGACCAAGGCCTTTACGGAACATGCCCGCGACATCGAATACGCTTTCGTAAACAATGACAGCAAAGTGACCGGCACCGCAGCTCGTCAGGCCATGACCGGCGGTCTTCCGTACTTCATGCAGAAGAAAACGCTGGCTGCTTCCGTAGAAACCACTTATGGCGTAGTAACCACTACTTCCGCACACAACCTGCGCACCGGTGACTTCGTTTACTTCGACGCGACCGCTATGCCGACCGGTCTGAAGAAAAACACCCTGTACTATGTACGGCTGGACGAAACCACTCCCGCTACCAAATTCAATGTATATCTTTCTCTGAAAGATGCGGTTGAGGGTACTGAAAATGCGGAAATCATTCCGACCACTGCCGGTACCAGCCTGCTGGTTGTCATGAACAATGTAGTTGACCTGGGCAGCGCTGCTGACTACACCGTAGCCAACATCAATGCGGCTATGGAAATGGCTTACCGCCGTGGCGGCAACCCGGATACCCTGTGGGCTTCTCCGCATAACAAAGCACGGTTCTCCGAAATTGTTAATGCTTTGTCCACCACTACCCGCAAATCTGGCGACAAGAAGACCAACCTGATCGCTACTACGCTGGAAACCGACTTTGGTGAAGTCGTTTGCAAACCTCATCTGTGGTTCCCGAATGATTTCATGCTGGCACTGGATTCCCAGTACCTGGAAAAGAAATGGTTCCAGCGCACCCACAAAGTTCAGGGTCTGGCTAAGAAAGGTAACTACAGCGAGTTCGTAATCGAATCTTCCATCGGCCTGAAATTCGACCAGCCGCTGAGTTCCGCAGCCATTATCAACATTCAGGTATAATCCCATTAGGGCCGTTTAAGGGATTATCCCGACAAGTTAAAATTCAAGGTCCTGATTATTCTTACGTCTCACGTTGTTTAGTCAGGACCTGAATTCTTTATGTAGGGGGAAAGAGATGGAAGACTACAAGGATGAGAACCAGCCGTCAAATATAAGCTACCAGACATTTGAGTCCGAGCTTGATGAGAACGGCAAAGAAAGATACCGTCTGCGGACTACCGTTTCGTTAGACGATGCCATAAACCAGGTAAAGTATGACAACGAGATGGGCGGCAGGATAGGAACGGGCAGCGACGAGGTAATGATAAAGGCTGAAATACCTTTGGAGCTTTGGGCATTAGACCCGATGCTGCGAAAGGCCGCATTCTTTAAGTCGCAAGGTGACATAGCACACTACACGCATTATTTTGACATGTTTCTTCGCTTAAATCCGCAGTTTAAGACAGAGTTTAAACAACGTATTTTCACCACAAGGTAAGGCGGTGAGCAAATGGCTATCAACGTAAAAAAGCTGGTCTACAAGATCAGGTACAAGGCAAACGATTTGAACGAGGTGCAATACAGTGACTTTGATGTAAAAGAGGCCATAAACGATTGCATCCGGTATCTGAACCAGGAAAAGTCGATGAAAAACAGCGACTTTTTGGAAAAGATAAAACACTATGTGCAGGATGAAATGAACGCGGAAGTGCAGGAGTACAACGAACAGCACCCGACAGAACCGAAACCGCTGTACGATTTTCCGACAACGGGAGCGGAGATTCCGGAAGACCTGATTTCGTTGGTTGACATCATGCGTACCAAAGATGGCTACCATATGTCACCGATACCCGCGGTAGAACAAATAAATCCCCATCAGCAGGGTCAATATAAAATAGTAAATGGCAGAATATATGCAAATACAGACTTTGATATGCTGTACCGTGCAGAAATAGCACAGATTTCGCTGAACGATATGTCAAGCAGTACTGCTGTAATAGAGCTGCCATCCGTATTTACGGAGCTGGTGGCAAAGGTTGCCACTATGATTCTGCTGAACAGCGCAGACACAGACGTGCTGCTGAAAGAAGTGGAACGGGTGACAGATTACCTTGTATCCGGCAGACGGTACAACAATATCAAGGTACGGATGCCGTTCAAGGTGTAAAGGCGGTGAGACAGAATGAATGTAAGTGAAGCAATCATTGCGGTACGGCACAGGATAAATGACCGCGATGAGGTAGGGCTGGATAACGAAGAGATTCTTTCCTACCTGAACAGCGCAATACAGTACATATGTCAGGCGCTGGCAACGGCAAATGCACCCGTGCTGGTAGACGACCTGACAATCAATTCGGCGACCGCCACGCTGCCCAAGAATTTTATCAAGTTGGCAGGCATTTTCCCGACCAAGATTACCGGCAACACGATTAAATTATTAGATACACCGCCACAGACGATACGCTATTTCACCGCATATGGGTGGCCTGACATGAACGGTGAGATGCCGTTTGAACAGGACGCTTTGAACGAGGTGGCTGTGCAGATGGCGGCTATCTATGCGAACAATCAGCAGGAGCTGGATGTATCGCAGGACAAAGCGCTGTTCGGAGAGTTTACGACTGCAATCTTGGCGGCGGCAGGCATAGGGGGTAACGGAGCATGAGCATAGCAGCAACTAAAATTGTGCGGCATATCCGTTTACAGATCGATGATTTCGATGAAGTAAAGGTATCCGACTACCAAATCTTAATATTCCTGAACCGCGCGTTGGCAGCTATATCCACGGCGGTGGCGGCAAGAGGGCTTGATTTCCTGACCGCGTCGCAGACATACAGCGGTTCCAGCGCAAGCACCGGTGCAAACCTGCCCGATGACTTCCAAACCCTGAAAGAGGTAACGGATGGTTCTACGGGATACACGCTGACGCCCACCTATATTACAAAAACGCCTGCGGCTTATGAGTACAAGGTCATGGGCGAAAAGATTTATTGCGGTGCGGCTTCTTATACACTGTTTTATCAGAAGTTTATCGGGCCGATAGATTCGTTGCTGACAGATAGCGTTGCGGTTCCGGGGTATTGTTTGGGTCTTATCGTGCAGACTACGGTAGCCCTTATGCAAGGCACAACGCCTGATGTTGTGGTTCAGCTTATTAACAACATCATCAACACGGACTTTCCCGGTATGACATACGACAAACAGAGGGGCAGGGTGATAGAAAATGCTGGTTGAGGAAGCGGTAAACAGAATAAAGGCAGCTGGCAGAGGAACGGGTCAGGATTGGGGTGTTGACAGGGCGATAGACTTTCTCAACACGGCAATCCAACAAATCAGTTCTTTACTGGCGGCAAATCGGTATCCACCCATTGTCAAAACAATTCAGCTGGCAGATGGCGATTCGCTGCCCAGCAACTACCTGTTTTCGTGTGGCAATTACCCGATCCGCATCACGGATGGGGAAGTTGATTTTTTGGATGATGAACTGACAGAGATTCGGTTCCGTTATTTTGCCGCCCCTGACAAGGTGGTAAAGACGGCAGATTCTATGCCGTTTTCTAACGATGCCATAAACGAGGTTGTGGTAAAGGGTGCGATACTGTTGGCGCTGAATGAGAACGGCAAGCAGATTGCACAGGATTCACAGCTTGTGGCGGCATTGCAGCAGGCGGTAACGATGGGATTGGCTGGTGTGCAGACAGCGCCTACGGAGAAATAAAGTATGAACACTGAAAACCTGAAATCCAAGCTTGAACAGATACCGAACAATGTTAGCGGTGATGGTAAAAGCTTTGTAGCACAACTGAAAAAGTATTTGCAATCTTTCCGTGATGACACGAAAAACAAGATTGACAGCATTGGTGCCGGGGCCGTGGAGCAGGTTTTCGATTTGCAGTTGTCGGAAGAACACGACTACGATTCTCACGGCAATCCCATCAACAACATCTTTGTGGAGTTTGACAACACCAATGTATCAAACTATCTCAATGCACAGATATGGATGCGGAAGTCCACGGAAAACGCATATCGTATGGTGGGAACAACAAGCAATGTGACCTACACGATTCCTGATGTGCTGACTGGTGCGACCTATTATGTAAAGGTAATAGCCTGCAGCACGAACAGCGGAACGGCTGATTTTGATGATGCACCGGAAGAAGACATCACGATTCAGGGAAGCGTTCTTGTTCCTGCCGCTCCCACACAGTTTTATCTCACATTTGACGAGGAAGGCGCACTGTGGGAATGGCAATTTGTAGATAACGGTTATGTAGATTTCTTTGAGTTGCGTATGGACGGTCACGCGGGAACATGGGATGCGAACAGGCTGGACAGCACCCGCAACACTTATTCAAGGGTTAACCCGCCATCCCGAAGCGGTACGGCGTATCTGTTTATCCGTAATGTTTACGGAATGTACAGCCAACCGGCTACGCACACGTTTAACATCGCAGCCCCGTCCAAACCTAACGACGCCACACTGGAAATGACATTGGATGGTGTGGTTATCACCATGGACCCGCTTCCTTTGGGGTGCATAGGGTATGAACTGGAAATCACGGATTATCAGAATAATGCGGAAATCTATGAAAGCAAGAATAACCAGTTTGTGTATTTTCAGTTCTCCGGCAGCATATCGGTACGGTATCGGTTTGTTGACCCGGCAGGACATGGCGAATGGTCTGACGCGGTAAGCGGCAATGTAAAAACAATACTGAACGCCATTGAATTACCCGCCATCAGTTACAGTATGTTTGACGCAGCTACGCAGGCTGCGGTGGATCAGGCGACAACCGCTTTAACCGCCGTGGATGAACTGGGCGACCAACTGTTGGACATTATCACAACACAGGGCGAAGGTACTTCCACAGAATTTGCTTTGTTGCAGAGTCAGGTAAACACTAACACCAACAGCATAAGCACGGTTATTGCAAACCTGAACGTAAGCCCTGATGGAACAAATTCCGCATACACATCCATCAACCAGCTGAAGCAGACGGCTAACAGCATCTCATCTACGCTGGCTACATATCAAACCACGCAGAACGGGATAAACCAAACTGTCAGCACAAACATATCTAACTTGCAGCAAACTGCGACCGGGTTATCCAGCACAGTACAGACGCTGACAAGCACAACGATACCGGGGCTTACGGCTGCGGATACCGCATTAAGCAACCGCATCACCACAAATGCTTCCAATATTACGCAGGCAAGTAACAGTATCACGGCAGTGGTTACGGAGTTAAGCAAGACCGATCCATCAACGGTCAATTATGCCGCGATTACTGCATTATCAAGTGGCATTGACTTGTGCGTAAAAGATACGGATTTGACAGGCGCGACCATTGTTAACCGCATTAATATTAGTCCTACTGTGACGACCATTGATGGCAAGTATCTTCATGTTACAGGTCAGACAGTGTTTGACGACGCGGTTGTTTTCAGCAGGGCAATAGCATCGGGTGCGGTTACCGAAGCCAAGTTGGGAACAAGTGCTGTAACGGCAACAAAGATTAAAGATGGTGAGATTTTAACCGCCAAGCTTGCCGCCAATGCGGTTACAGCTGCAAAAATACAAGCGAATGCTATAGAAACAGACAAAATTAAAACCGGTGCGGTTACCGCCATAAAAATGACAGTTGCGGCATTAGACGTTACTGGCAATTTAAAAGCCAACACTGTTGGCGCAAGCCAGCTTCAGGCAGAAAGCGTAATCGCCGGAAAAATTGCAGCAAATGCTGTAACCGCTTCCAATATAAGCGTAGCAAACCTTTCCGCCATTTCTGCGAATATGGGAACAGTAACGGCTGGCACCGTCAAAGGCATAACAATAATTGGCTCTAATATTAAAAACACGGCTGGAACGTTTACTGTAAGCCCTGAAGGTGTTATAACCGGCGCAAAACTGATTGCCAGTACAATTCAAAATGCTGCTAACAACCCGACTTTCAAGGTTACGGCAAACGGGGCAATTACGGGGGCCGCTCTTTCTGCTTCAACAATCAGCGGTGGCACGATCACTGGTTCTACAATTATCGGTGCAACATTAAGAAACAGCTCCAATACATTCAGCGTAGACGCCAATGGTGTAATCAAGGGAGCATCACTTACAGCACCTGCCATAACTGGTGGCACGATTCAGAGCAACACTTCAATATCTTCCCCTGTAATTAGCGGCGGCACGATAACAGGTACGACGATAATTGGAAGCACAATCCAAAATGCGGCAAGCAATCCAACATTTAAAGTTACTTCAAGTGGCACGGTAACGGGTGCAAAGTTAATTGCCCCCACAATACAAAACGCAGCAAGCAACCCATCATTTTCGGTGGATGCAAACGGCAATATTAAGGGCGCTACCCTTACGGCGGCAACAATTAACACAGGCACTATAAATGCCAATATGATTACTTCTGCGGGCTTTACTGTTAGAGCATCAGTTATTGGCAATGGAACAGTAAGCGGAAACGGCGGTACAATTCCGTTGCCAAGTGGATACACCGAGGCACAATGCTTGTGGGCTGCGTATCCACCCGAACTTCCTTATCAGCATCCTGACAGTATTTTCAGCAGATATCGTTTAACCGGATCAGTATTTTCTGTTGTTGGGCGCAAGATAATATTTTATGGAATTTATAGCCTTCCCACCGGGGGGGAACGCGATTATGAGGACAAATATTACTATCCAAACTGCACATATCGCATTATCGGCATTAAATAAGGAGAACATATGTACTATCAGTTTGACAAAGATGGGGTTTGCATATCTTCATCTACATACCCAACAGTAGAGGAAGCAGGAATTGTTTCCGTGTATACTGATGCAATATACAGTGACATCGAAAATTTAGCATTAATAGATGGTGAAGTAGTCCATTTAGAACCGAAAGAGGATGATGTAAATGGAACTGAAATTTCAAGTTAAAAACCAAAGGTTATATTTGCAAACTGTAAACAAGGTTGTGGCAGACAGCGTTGGTTATCTGACCGCCGCCTTTTCCTTTACCGATGATTGGAATGGCGCGGTTAAAATCGCACAGTTTACAAGGGGTACAACAACTACCAACGCAACACTGGTAGACAACAAATGCACTGTTCCCACCGCTGTGCTGTCAGGCGAAGGCGAGTTCTTTGTCAGTGTTTACGGATCGCTTAACGATAATTCTGTTATTGTTACCGCAAACGCAATTAAGATTGAGGTGGTTCCCAGCGGATTTATTGCGGAAGCCGGAACGATAAGTCAGGAAACGGCTGCCGCGCTGGAAGCACACGCTGACGCAGTAGAAGCGGTAATCAACAATTCAACTACTAGTGAAGGTGGTAACGCAAGGAAAGTTGAGTTTACAGTTAAAAACCAATCCTTGTACCTGACCACCCGTGGCAGGGTTGTAGCTGATTCACAAGGCTATCTTGGCGCAAAGTTTACGTTTACCGACGATTGGAACGGCACTGTAAAAGTAGCGCAGTTCAAGCGTGGGGATTTGTTTTACAGCATCCTTTTGGACAGCAACGATGAGTGTACCATTCCGTGGGAAGTACTGGTAGATGAAGGCGAGTTTATTTGCAATGTATTTGGCAACAACACGCAGAACTCTGCCAATAAGATCATCACTGTAAACCCGGTGACGGTTCCTGTTGATGCAAGCGGGCTTACAGCTGGAGAACTTCCTGACGAACCGACAGAGGGTGTAGATGGTCAGGTGCTGTATGAGATTTACAGATACGCAGAAGAGGCCGCCGCTTCGGCATCGGCTGCCGCGTCATCTGCCACACTGGCGCAAGGATATGCAGGTTCTGCAGCATCTTCTGCACAAGATTTAGATACTGCTGTAAGCAGCGCACAGGAGTCGGCCGAAACAGCTTCCGAAGCTGCATCTTCTGCGGCAAGCGTGTTGGAAGACGCCACTGAATTAAGCGAACAGGTTACAGAGTTGTACGCAGAAGTAACCGAAGCGTTGGATATGATGGACGACTATCTTCCGTTGGCAGGTGGCACTCTTACTGGCACTGTGTACGGCATAACGCAGACGGCTGGGGATAACTCCACAAAGTTGGCAACTACGGCCTACGCAGATACCGCGGCTGCAAATGCTATTGCAGAACTTGTAGATCAAGCACCCGAAACATTGGACACTTTGGAAGAACTTGCCGCTGCGTTGGGCGACGACCCCAACTTTGCCACCACGGTCGCTACGGAGATCGGTACAAAGGTTACGGCTGGCACGTCGGATTATATCAAGTCTGCTTCCGTATCGGGGAGTACGCTTACCCTGACAAAAGGCAACGATGATATCGTGACCTTTACTGATACAGACACAACCTATACTGCGGGAACAAACGTGTCCATCGGTTCAGGCAATGTGATTAGCGCTACCGATACCACCTATACTGCCGGTACCGGGCTGTCGCTTACGAACACAGAGTTCTCGCTGGATACGGCTTCTGCGAACGGTTTGGGCGGCGTAAAGGTCGGAACCAACCTGTCGATAGATAATGACGGCGTACTGTCGGCTACGGACACTACTTATACTGCTGGTACGAATGTGTCTATTACGAACAACGCAATCAGCGCCACTGATACGACCTATACAGGCAGCGATGGCATTACGCTGACGGGTACAAATTTCACTAATAGTGGTGTGCGTTCTATCGCAACAGGAAGCACAAACGGCACAATATCCGTTAATACCAACGGTGCTTCTGCGGATGTTTCGGTAAAAGGTTTAGGTGAATTTGCATATCTTAATAAATCCGCTATTGCTACGGGTTCTGCTAATGGCACGATATCCGTAGGCGGCAGCGACGTATCGGTCAAAGGTGTGGGTTCACCACTTGTTTTATCGGATGACGCAGCTACGTCGATCCCATCTAATGCGGATTTGAACACCTACACTACCGCAGGAACGTATATAAGCAGGTCTGCAAGCAGAACAAATTCGCTTTCCAATTGCCCGGTAACGAGTGTTTCCATAAAAATGGTTGTGCTATATATTGGTTATGGAAATGTTGATTATGGGCAACAGATAATTTTTGAATCGAACAAGAGAATATGGGTAAGAAATGCTACAACAAATGGGAATTGGGGAAATTGGAAGCACATTGCCTATTCAGAAGATGTTTTGCCTCTTGCTGGTGGTACATTAACTGGCAATTTACAAATCAAAAAAGATGCTCCTGAAATTTGGCTTGACAATTCTTCACTGACAAGAGGAACAAATCCAAGTGCCACCACAACTGCGGGTACAGTTTATTTCCGTGACAACACTAATTCCGTATATACATATATTGCAGGGAGAGTCAATATAGATGGTGACGGCATTACCAACATTGTGCAAAGGCAGAGCAACGGATCAAGTCGTGGTGTTAATTTTCTCGCAAATTCAACCGCAAGCGTATTTTATCCCGGTGACAACAACCATTGGTTGTTAGGTGATGACACACACAGATGGAAAAACCTATACTGTGGTAGTGCAGATTTTAACGGCACAGTTACTGGTGTAACTCCTGCATCCGCTGATGATAGCACCAAATTCGCTACTACAGAATGGTGTAATGATGCATTTATGCCGATTGCAGAGGGTGCAAGGCAGATAGTTGTTAATGTATCCTCTAATCATGGTGTATTTACTGTTGCCGCACCAAATAACAGTTCCTATTTTTCCTGCATGATAGCGTTCATGTCAACAACCGGGGCGCAGTTTAATCGCATATATTTCGTGAAAGGTTATTGGACAGGTGGCACAAGCAGGACGAAATACTGGATGGTGCCAACAGATAGTGATAATGGTAATTTTTCTGTTGCCGTTGATCCAGACAATAACAAAGTAACTTTCACAACATCAACCAACGCAAATATTAGAGCAGTATGTACAGTATTGGGCGAGCCATCCGGCTCTAAAATGACATTCACATTTGTTGCCGCATCATGAGGTGAGTTGCCATGAACATTCCATTAGATAAAAAACTACATTTCGGGGCAGGGGTAATCATCTCCTGCCTTTTTGGTTGGGCAATATCTCCCATAATCGGTTTGCAACTATCCATAATCGCAGGACTTGATGCTTTCCGTTATGGACTTTTATGCTATGACGAATGGGATGCTACTCCAGCAGAACGTGATGAACAGGGCAACATTACCGAGCCAGCGAAACCAGCAGGAAACCGCTATTCCTTGCGCTACGAAGAAGCTTTATGTATGGAAGCGGCATATCAACGCAGACGAGCAGATAGGCTTGAAGCGAGAATTGAAGCGTTAGAAAGGGCGATAAACCATGAGTAAAGTACCAATAGACAAAATTTACCACTTTACGGCAGGATATGTCACAGCCATATCAATCGGAGTTCTCTTTGAACCGATTCTTGGCATGGCTGCCGCCACATTGTCAGGTGTGTTAAAAGAGTGCTACGACTATTACGACTACGGTCTGTACGATGAAAAAGATATGTTTTTTACATGGGGTGGTGGTCTTGTAGGTTATGGTGTAGCACTACTGGCACAACAGTGTATGAAAGGGTGATGTAAATGCCACTGCAAAGAAAAGAACGCAACGGACAACTGCAAGCTGTAGAGTTTTCCGATTTTACAGGCGGTATTAACTCCAGTGTAGCACCGCAGTTGCTTGCACCAAACGAGTATTTACAGATCAAAAACTTTGAATATCTACAGAACAGGCTGGTAACACGGGGCGGTTTGTCGGAAGCGTTGTCAACGTATGAGGAAGATATAAAGACTTTCTTTTACGATGACAGCACAAACGAATACCTTGTGGTGCTGACAGACAAAAGCGTGTATGAGGACAATCTTGTAGATGCACCAGTGCTGGCTGGGGAACTGACCGGCACGGCAATGCCACACTTTTGCAGGTTTGACGGCAAGATATTTATTGCCAGCGGTGGGAAATTGCAGTACTTTGACTACACTTCCCAAGAGTTGACAACAATAACCGCCAGCAAGCTGTGCGACTTTGTATTTGAACGTTTTGGCAGGCTGGTAACCACGCATACCGGAGATGACAATCTATACTACTCTGCCGTGGGTGACCCTTACGAAACAGGATGGACGGATGACAGCAACGATGACAGCACAGCCAAGTTCGTGGAAATCGGTTACAAAGATGATGGCGATATATTAAAGGTTATGCCTATCAGCGGTGATATTGCGATTTTCAAGACCAACGGCAGAATCTATTCTCTGTCGGGTGAGTATCCCAACTGGACGGTTCAGATGGTTGCAGATCAGGCCGATGCGATTTCCGCAGACGGCATTGCCGATGTGAACGGCATGGTAGCCTTTATGACACTTGCCGGATTAAAGTCGTTGGGTTCTACAAACACCTACGGCAACTTTGCCATCAACACGGAGTTCTCACGGAAGTTTAACCTGTCGCTGATAAGCGGAACAGTGTACAACCCAAAGGTTTTGTACATCAACCGCAAAAGCCAGCTGATGATATGTCCTGATACATCCACCGACAGCGGAAAGCAGAAGTGGTACTGTTACCAAAACGGACTTGGCTCTTGCATTTACTTTGAGTTTGCTTTGCCAATCACAGAGATGCAGGACACAAAGGATGATGTAATTATTGCAAGCGGAAAATCACTGTATCGTTGGAGTATGCAGTACAACAGCGACAACGGTACACCGATTGACCAGTTTATCGAAACAAGGGAGTTTGCTTCCAGCCGCAGGCTGTTTACACGGATGATAGACGTGGGCATTAAGGGGTCGCCGACCCTTGCTCCTGTGTATCTTAACTGGGCGAACAAAAAGCTGAAATATCTGTTGGGAAACAGGCGAAACGAAAAGTATGCGTTCAGTGTGTGCCGCCAGGACACATTAAAAATAAGCACCCAAGCAAACATCATTGTTGACTTCATTAAGTTTTATGTTTCTGAAATCTAATGCTTAAAAAGGGGGAAGAGAGATGTACGGAAATTATGGAAACAACGCATGGAACAGCCCTTATGGGAATGTCGGGGCGGTAATGCCCACACAATCAGCGAACTCCATTATGTGCGTGATGGTTCAGAGCAAAGAGGAAGTTGACCGCTACCTTGTGGCTGCCAACACCACAGTGCTGCTATTGTGCTTCCCATTGAAGAAATTTTTCCTGAAAGGCACGGATGCAAACGGCATTCAGATTCCGCTCCGGGAGTTTGAATTTGAGGAGAAAAACCCACCCGCACAGACACAAAACAGTGAGTTGGATGCGATCAACGAAAAGCTGAAGAAGCTGGAAGAGATGGTAGCCGCTATGGGGGTGAAGCAGAATGTTTCCAATGAACAATAACTTTATGAATATGATGGGAAACATGCAGAATATGCAGCAACGTTTCCAACAGTTCGTGCAGCAGTTCCGTCAGCAGAACGGCAATGCAGACCCGCAGCAGGTTGTACAGCAGATGCTGAACAGTGGCAAGATGTCGCAACAGCAGTTTGAACAGATTCGGCAGGTTGCAGATATGTTCTTCGGTGGCAGGAAACCTTAACTTTGTCAACGCGTCCCATGCGGGGACGTGAAATAAAACACATTATTTTTTACAGAAAGGAATGATGTAGTATGACTGAAAACGGAAATGGTTTGATGGAAGCTATGGCACTGAACAACAGTGGCTTCGGCAACAACGGAATGTACTGGCTGTTCTTCCTGTTCCTGTTCGCTTTTGGTGGATGGGGTGGAAACGGCTGGGGCGGCAACGGCAACATCAGTGCCGAGATGCAGCGCGGTTTCGACCAGCAGGCTATTAACTCCCAGCTGCAGGGTATCAACAACACCCTGAATGCCAACCAGATGAACACTGTTCAGGCATTTAGTCAGGCTGGCCTGGCAGGCGTACAGGGTTTTAATGCCGTAAATGCTGGCATTGCCGACTTGAAATATGTTGTTGCCACAGAGAACTGCGCTGACCGTCAGGCAATGAGCGACGGCTTCCGTGATTTAATGGCGCAGAATACTGCCAACACCAACCTGCTGACAATGACCATTAGCAACGGCATTCAGCAGATCAAAGACGACCTGTGCGCACAGCGGTTGGCTGCAAAAGATGCGGAAATTGCAAACCTGCAGAACCAGCTGAATATGGCTAACCTGGCTGCTTCGCAGACCGCACAGACTTCCTACCTGATTTCCCAGCTGAAGACCACTACTACCGCCGGTGCGTAAGGCGGTGATGGCTTATGGCTTTTGATGAGATGAAGCACACGCTTTCATGCTCTGCGATGCGCATCTGCAAAGAAATACACTGCATCAACCACAAGTCCGAATGGAGTGTGTTTGACGCTACTGTACTTGGCAAGCTGATGTTTTCCTTGGAAAAAGCCGCCAAAGTCATGAAGATGTTGGAAACTGTGCATTTTGAAGAACCCGTTACCATATCTGAAAAAGTTGTGGTAAAAGAAGAGATGCACAACGAACACATTGATGACAAGGTTATTTCCGTGTTGGAAGACATGGCCGCAAGAGCAGAATCGGACTATGAACGCAAACGCATAGAGGATAAAATTAAGGCGTTACACAATGTGCATTAAGTAAGCTTAGGGAAGTTTAGTAACCTTAGTAACAGAACAAAGGGGAGAACCTTAACCGGTTCTTCCCTTTTTCTATAGATATACATGCAAAAGGATGAAAATATGAAAAACAGAAAAAAGTTCGGTACTCCGCAGGAGTGGATAGACTGGTACGAGGAAAAGACCGGCGACACGTTTGAAGTTCCGTATGGGCATACGATAAATTACCACGAACGCCGTGGCATTATCACATTTAAAGCAGATTTTAAATGTGGGATGCTGATTGTGATGTATGTCATAGGTGATGGTAAGTTTTGGCATGATGTGGCCGAGATGATAGCCAAACAAAATGGTTTTCGTTGCGTAGCCACCATATGCACACGGAATGTTGATGCGTATATTCGTTTTTGGAATTACAGCGTAGTAAAGGAATGGAACCGCGATGGCCAAAGACGATTCCTTACGATAGACCCGTTCGGAAGATACGCTACATTAACCTATAGGGGAGATGACCCAAAGACAGGGAAAGAAACATATTGGGTTGTTCAGTATCTTACCCCCGGTGACAAGCCGAAGCTTGAGTAATAGAAAGGAGAAATGACGACCATGTTGTTTCTTGATTATAAAACACTTACAAAGCAGTGCCGGTTCAAGGGTGATACCACCAGCACTACGACATACACACCCACAGCAGAAGAAAGAGAAATGTGGGCGCTGCAAAACGATATTACAAAGAAATATCTGCCCAACGCAGAGCGGCTGAACAATACAGCAGCAAGTCTGTTGTGGGATTCCATAGGCTCCAACCAAGTAGACTTTAACTCGCTGAACAATCGGGCGCAGGAGCAGATTGCCAACTCAACAAGTGGCATGCAAGGTTTAATAGGCAGTAATGATGCTGCCGTAGCGGAAGCAAACGGCATATTGTCTAATGTTACTCCGTATTATCAAACCGCAGCAAGCAATGCTAACGCTGCGTTAAGCGGTTATCAGAGTGGGAACACTGCGGCAACCAACACGACAAACTCTTTGCTTGGGAATATTGCTCCGCAGTACAGCGAACTGGCCGGTAACACTAATGCACAACTTGCAAGTCTTGCCAACGGAATTTTACCGACCGCTTATCAGGAAAATATGCAGAACTCAATTTCTTCTGCGTTACAGAACACAATGGGCAATGCGCTTAACACTCTTGGTCAGCGTGGGGTGCTGAACAGTTCGGTAACCAACAGAAGCATGAACGACATTTCTCGCAACGCCGCAGATACCGTAGCACAGCAATATGCAAACAACATCAACACGGTTGCGGGGCTTACTGGCCAGCAGCTTACCAATGCGAGCAATGCTCTTGACCAACAGGCTGGTATTTACAGCCAACAGCTTGGCAACACTATGAACCTGAACAATGCCAACGCGGGGCTTACCAGTGAACAGCTTGCAAACACCAACAATGCATTAGATTATGTGGGTAATGCAAGTCAGACGCAGCTGCAGAATATTCTTGGTGCAAACTCCACCAACAGCAGTTTGTACGGTGGTCTGATTGACAGTGCAACGTCCGGCATTTCTGCCGGTGCTGCGGCGCAGGAAGCGGCGCAACAGCCCGCATTAAACTTGTGGAACGCGTCGTTGGGTTTAAGCCCGTCCGGGTCCGGTGCATTGGCGGCCGTTTCCGGCAAGGGTACAACTACCACAACTCAATCCAGTGGCAATAACAATGGTTGGCTTGGCGCTGTCGGTGGCTTGTTAAGCGCCGGAATTTCCGCTTGGTGCTTCGGTGCAGATACGCTGATCAAAATGGCGGATGGATCGATTAAATATATTCAGGAAGTTGCCAAAGGTGACAAGGTGGCATGTCCTCATGCTGATGGAACGGAAACGAAAGAAACTGTTCTTGAAGTCATGGAACCGCATTATGCCGATGTGTATAGGATTACAGCCAAAGATGACAACGATTGTTATTATGTGGCATTTACAACTTCTACACAGCCGATTCTTTGTGCGGATGGAACATTTGTCACAGTAGGCAATATGAAACTTGGCAAGAGGTTGCATGGCGGTCTGACAATGATATCCATTGAATATGATCAGTTTGAGAAAGTATATGACCTGAAAGTATCTGGCGAAAACAATTATTATGCTGACGGTTTCGTTGCCAAGGGTGGCACAACCGAGTGGTGAGGTGAATTATTATGGCAGATGTAAAATATACAAACCTTGACAGGTTAAACGGATTATATGACCAATACGGCAGAAGAAAAATTGCCACAGCGGTTGACAATTGGAACAAGAATCCTTACTTTATGCTTGGCAACATGATTGGGCAGGCAATCTTTGAACCGTACTTTGAGAAAAAACGTGCAAAAACGGAACAAGAAGCAAGAGACAGTTTTAAAAAATACTATGGGCTGGACAAAAATGGTGGTTCGGCAGGTTCTACTGTAAACGAGGCAGTAAAGGAGGCTGGGAATACAGCTATGGCTACTAAAAACGCAAAATGGGATGATTATGCAAAAGCACTTGAAACATATAGAAGTGCAAATGGTTTAGGCGCTGACGCCAACGGTGTATATGGTGTACCGCAAACTCCGCAGCAGGCAAACAAGTCTACCGACGTTCCTACCGTGGGCCAGGCATGGCAGAACATGGTAAACGGATCGGGATATAATCCCGGCAACACCACTCTTTATACCAACGGCGTAAGAAACATGAACAATGTTATTGGTGCAGACGCAAATGGTGTGTATGGTGTTCAAAGTGCAACCCCTGGCGTTATTATAGATACTTCCAGAGGCATTTATCCGCAGGCAACATCTTCTGCTCCGTCTGTTGCCAATTTCCCACAGAAACCTGCCAATGGCCCCGCTCCTTACACGGATGACCAACTTCGGCAGATTGCCGCACAGAACTTCACTCCCGATGAGTTATCCCGTATGACAACGGAAGCTGAAAGAGCGAGGATGAACGCATTGATGAATCCTGCTCCGGTAGTAGCACAGGCGGTTGCACCATCTGGAGGCGGTGGTCTGTTAACTCCTGTTGCCAATCGTGGTTATATACCTGAAGAAGAGGCGGCGGCACTTGACAGAAAAACAATGTTTGTTCCTGAGGAAGAAGCTGCTTTGGCAGAGGCATATCGTGTTGCGAACAACTTTTCAAGGGCTGCAGCCACACCCGCAGGAGCAGCAGATTTTAACAGCAGATTTATAACACCAGGTCACAACAAAGACCTTGAATGGCATCCGTTTGCATATCAGCCAAGTGTCGATGATGAAATCGCAAGGGAAAACACACGCAAGTGGTGGGAAGAAAACATGAAATGATCGGGGGGTGAGACAATGCCTTACAATATTGTAAATCCAGGCTCTGTAGAAGATGCTTGGAAAGAAAAAAGCATTATGGATATGGTAAACAGCCAAGTCGCACAGCAACAGCCCACCGATGAAGAAGCTTTTGCAAGGCAAGTAGGTTTATACCACAACATTCCTGTTGATTACAGAGGGAATATTAACCTTGCAAACAGACCGATGGTACAGAATCCAGATGGTTCTGTCAGCACAGTTCGGTCTATGAGTTTCAACGAAGATGGAAAAGAAGTTCTCGTTCCTACTGTTTCGCAAAATGGTGCAAACCTTACGCAACAGCGGGCAATTGATGAATATCATCGGACAGGTCAGCACCTTGGATTGTTTGATTCTCCGGCAACTGCAACGGCTATGGCACAGCGCATTCACGATCAGCAAGCGGTTGGTTATGGAAATGCATCAGGCAACATTCCAACACAGCCTGCGACGGAAGTGGTTACGCAAGGAACAACGCGCAAACCTACTACGGCTGAGTATCAGGCTTATGTAATTGATTACCTTGCAAAAAAAGGATACAGTTACGATTCGGCTATGAAGCTGATGCGACCAAGCATTGAAGCCTATGCAGCACAGGAGCAAGCTGAAAACAGAGCCACGGCAGACAGTTTAATCTCAAGTATGCAGAACATGAGGATTGACAGCCCGGAATATCGTCAAGCCGCGTTCCAGCTGTACAAGCTTAATCCGCAGATGGGTCAGTTCATGCTGAAAGAGGGAATTGGCCCCAGAGAACAGTATCTGTATGGGCGTAAGCTGTCCGACTTGGCTGCAGCACAACAGCAGAGGCGTTCCGATGCCGTGTTCAACAACGATTTAAGATTCAGCAACTTTGTTAAACAGCGCGAGTGGGCGGATGCATACGCACAGAAACAAATGGATGCGCGTTACCAATGGGCTAAGTCGCGTGGCGCTGATGACCAATCTGCTATGGCTTTTGCTATGGGAAGTAGCGGTGGAAGAAGAAACGCAAGTGGCACCTCTGCAACGGCAGGCACTGTCACCAAGGATGACTACAAGCAGGCCGTAGAGGGCAAGAAAGCCCTTTTGGCGCAGATTGAAGAACGGCGCATGACCGACCCTACTTACCATCTTTCTCCTTACGAGCAGGAACTGTACAATATGTACGATACTGTTGAAAGAAAGCACAACGCAGAATATGCACAACGAAATGGATACGGACAGCAACAGCCGAAACAACCTGTAAAGATCAACCCCAATGACTACAACAGCGTGGGACCGTTTATCCAATATATAGCGGCCGGAAACAATGGGAAAATCGACAAGGACAGAGCAAGATTTATCCGCAAGTACCTTGGCTTTAGTCCCGATGACACAAGCGAAAACAACTTTATTAACCAGATACTCAAAAAAGAATACGGCTTCAGCGGATGAGAAGTTAGACTTTTGAACGCAAGGAGTGAAACACATGGCAACATATGAAGAATTGTTAGACTATGCGAACAAATATAACCCCCAACCCAACCAGTTGGGGGTTTCTTCTTTTAATCAGGGTGAAATGATTCAGCAGGAAGAAACACCCTACCAAAGAATGATGCGGGAAACCTACGGAAACCCGGCACAGATGCAAGGACAGACCGGACAGCAAGGGGCAGAAGAACCGACATTTACCGGTTCTTTGTTCCGTGGTGCAATGGCACAGGGCATTGGTACGCTTGGCGGTCAAGCAGATTTTGCGGCAGGACTTACGAACAGCGAAACGCTTCGCAATCTTGGTGATACCGCACAGAAGACAATGCAGGAATACAGCAGACCGCACGAATATACGGCGAACGAGATTTTTGGAAGCGGTCTGTCCGGCTTATGGAAATACATTTCCGATCCCAACGGTGCAGCGTATGACATCGGTGGTGGCTTAGGTTCTACCGCAGCTATGGCGGCTGAAGCAGCTTTGTTGTCCGCTGCGTTACCATCAAGCGTGGCGGCTGCGGGAACAGGGGCTGTGGCGGCATTTGCAGCAAGGCTTGGATTAAAGTCCGTGGCCGGTGCTTTAAAAGGCGGTGGCACGGCCGCAAAACTGATTAAAAATGTAATTGCTTCCACACCGCTTGAAGCGGCTTCCGAGTCTGGTGGTACTTATCGTGAGATGACCACAGACGAACAGGGCAACCGCTTGGATGCGGACAAGATTGATATGGATAAGGTCCAGGAAGCAATGGCAAAGAACTTTGTCGGTAACCTTGGCGTTTTGGGTGCAAGCAACCTGTTGGAATCTGTTGGTATCGGCAGGCTGTTCGGTGACAAAATGCGTCAGGGTATCCTTGGCAAGGTTCGTGACATCGGTGCGTTTATGGCTACCAATGCAGGGCAGAACGCTTGGGAAGAAGGCGCACAGACAGGCACAAACTTATATGCGCAGGGCAAGATTGACAACATTAGCCAAATCGTTAATCCGTATGATTGGAATGAGGAACAGTGGAACGCTGCAGCTATCGGTGGTGTAGCAGGTCTTGGTCAAGGCACACTTATGGGTGGTGCAGGCCATGTGCTGAACAAGATGGCGGGACCTCAGCAACAGCAAGATGGCAACCCTGCTGTCAACATTCAAAACAAGGTTACCAACGATGAGTTTGCAGATGCCGTTGCCATTGCCAAGCACGACACCTCTACCAACCTTGTTGACCGCATGCGGAACTTGGAAGGCCGTATTGCCTACAACGCATCGGATGGCACAAACTGCGCCAGAACCATCGGTCTTGCGTTGGCAGGAACGGATTATCAGGACTTAATAAATGTCGATAATTTTGTTGCTGTTGCAAAAGAAAAGGGTCAGTTAAAAGACCCCAACAGCTATGTTCCCAAGCCTGGTGACCTTGCTGTTGTTAACAACGGAAACCACATTGTCATGGTTTCTGAAAACGGTGGCACGATTCAGAATGGGTCTAGCCGTGATGGTGTATACGAAAGCGCACAATCTCCGTTGCAGATGTTTGGTGCTGTAAAATACTACATCAGCACCTCTGACCTCTCTTCTGGGGAGTATGGTGTATCTGGCAACTTGCAGGGGCAGAACGAAGAGCAAAGACAGCAGGAATACTACCAAAATCTTATTGCCCAGGAACGGCAACGCAGAGCAGATGCTATCCGTGAGGTAATGGGTGAAAAGACCCACGAACAGGAACAGCAGGAACAGGCTATGTCCGAAGCACAGAAATACCAGCAGGAAAACGCTTCGGAAATCGCACCCGTCAACGAGTACTACGATGCCTTTACGGATCAGGAGCTTAATGCATTAAACCCGCAGGAAAAGCAGACCTTAAAGGACAACTTCGATGCGTTCTATGGTGATAAACGGAACTGGAGTCATACGGCAGCGGAAAAGGTGCAGGTAGCCCGTGGGATGTACAACCAGCTGGTTGGCAACAGACAGCAGACTACTCAAACTACCGCTGCTCCGGCTGCCATTAATAACGCAGTAACCAAGGCGGCTCCGAAGGTAGAGACTCCTGTGGAAAAGAAAACAGAAGTTCCCGCAAATCCCAACGCAACCGAAACAAAGACTGGCACAACGGTTAACACCGCCGAAAAAGTAGAGCCGACCGCAGAAAAGAAAGAGGAACAGCCCTCTGTGCCAGCCAACATGCTTGACATAGCACGGCGTGGGCTTGTATATGGTGATAGTGACGCATTAGATGCGTTCTACAAAATGCCGCCTGAAATGCAGGCAAATGCGCAGAAGTTGTTGGATGCAGAAGTCGAACAGGAACAAAACAGGTTAGACACTTCTGGAATACCTATGCCCCCGGAAAAGGGCAATATGTCCGATGAGGAGTATGACAAGGTACTGGAAAAATACAAAAAAGACCTTGCACAGAAAAGACAAGAAGCTTTTAGCAATGCAAGAGTTGCTCCGACCGACGAAGAGCTTGCCAACGTAAATTCGGCGCGTCCTGTCAACATGGAACAGGGTGTAATGGCAAAGCAAGCAGAAGAACAAAAGGCCATAGATGAAAATGTTGCCAAAGGAAACCGCGTAAGGTTTCAGGGTATGCTCAATGACCTTTACAAAAAAAGGAAAAACGGTCAAACCGAAGAAGACAAACAGCTTATTGCTTCACAAGTTAATGCCGCATCAAAAACCGGTCTTGCGATGCTTGACAAGGGTGCTACGGCAGAAGAGGCGTTTAACGCTGTAAAGGACGGTATCGGAACAGAAAAGCAAAAGGCAAAAGCCAAAGCAGAAATTGAAAAGCAGGCAAGGAAGGAGACAAAAAAGAATGGTAAGACCGAGACGACCGCACAGCCCACGACCGGCGAAAATCGGGATACAAATCCCAACACCGAACCTGAAAAAGTTGAGCCAAAACAAGGTAAAAGTGGGCAGAACGCAGCGGAACAGAATGAAAACAAAGTAACAGAAGGGGTAAAGGAAAATGGAAGCAACGAAAGCAGAGTATCGGCAGTTCCTGAAGGAGAACAATCCGCAACAGTACCAGAAGATGCAGGAAGACGGGAGACTGGAGCCGTACCTGGACCTGCGAATGGAACAAGCGAGAAGGTACAACCAGCAAATGATGAAGCTGTACGCAACGGAACACCCGAACCACGACCTGCTCGATCCAGAAGATTATCTGGCAAGTCAGAAAATGTGGGCGGAAAAACTAACGAACAAACTACTCTTTGGGGAAGATTATCAGGAACTTTAAGAGCGTTTGCGAATACTATCCGTCAGCTTTGCGCAGACCACGAAGACGACAGGATTGCGTTGGATGACTTGAGGGAACAGGTCGACGATGAGCTTGACAAGATTGATAAAGAGATTGCCAAGGCAGAAAAGCCCACGGCACAGCAGGATTACGACAACTACTTTAAGTACATCAAAATCTATGTCGGTGGCAAGGAATACCATGCAGAACTGTTTACTGGCCCCAAGGGTCAGGAAGCCATCCGCTGGGTAACTCCGGCAGGAAGCCTGGCAGACCGTGGGAGCAAGCGTTCGCTTGGCATTCTTATGTGGCATACGCTGGTTTCAAGGGATGAAAGCGGAAACTACCCATCGTTATCCAAGGTCATTTCTTCCATTGAAAACTACTACAAGAAGAACAAAAACGAGCAGATTCCGCAATCGTATCAGGAAGCACTTGAGTACGGCAAGAAACTGAAGAAACAGAAGCAGGAGATTGTCGTTGCGGATGACAGAACCGACAACACCACCAAGTATTCCGCAGCCGAAAAAGAAACATCTACTGTGGAAGAAGCATCCAACACCGAGAAGGGCAAAGAACTGAAGCGTTCGTTGGATGACCTGATTGCCGAAGCAAAGCGGGCGTTCAAGGGCGCTACAAAGTTCAGAATAAACCGAGATGACCTGATCTTTACTATGCCCAACGGTGTGGAGATTAAGGTAAACATCAAAGACCAGATTATGCTGTCCGCAGAGGATGAAGCAAAGGCACGGAAAGAACACGGTCTTTCGGATGATGAAAGGGTCATCGTTGAAGGGTATGCCAAGGTGCTTGACAAAGGCTCTTTGGTTGTGCTTTCCAAGGAAGGGCAGAGAGGTACTTCTTTCCACGAAGCATTCCACACTGTATGGAACTGGGTGTTAAACGAAAAAGAAAAAGCTGCCATGCTGAAGCACTTTACACCGATTGCCAAAGAAAAAGGCATCGATGTAGAAGAAGCGATGGCAGATGGCTATCGTGATTGGTTGTTGGCACGGCAACAGCACAAGGGTACTATCTTTGGCAAACTGTACCAAAAGGTGCTTGACTTTGCAAATGCTGCGTTGAGAGTGTTGACCGGTGCAGAGAACGTACACAACATCTATCAGCAGATTGAAGAGGGCAAGGTTTGGAACCGTGATGCCAAGGGTCGGTTTGCGACAGAGGAAAATGCCGTAAACAACGACAAGAAATTCCTTGTGACAAACAAAAAAATCACCGCAGACACGCAGGTCCCGGTGGTTGATGTAACGAACAGCCCCAAATTTAATATGACGGGTCCAGAAATTAAAAAAGCTGTCTTGGAACTGATTAACGATAAGGAAGGGAATCCCATCAGATTCACCATTCAGGGTGAGGGTCCGATTGGTCGTGTTGCCAACATTGATATGGGCAAGCACATATTCCGCTCAAGCGACAAGCACAAGACCAATATCAACAGCAGTGCAAGAAAGAGGGTATTGTCCAAGGTACAAGAGTTGTTTGAGAGCGCAATCTATGTGGAAAAACACCCCGATGTCAAAGGTTCGGCAACAAGGTGGGTAGAACTGTACGGAGTCGTAGGGAACAACAACGACAAGACAATGACCCGCTTTAGGGTGGTTGCAAAAGAGGGCAATCCCAAATCTGGACAGTTTGAGGTTTCCGATGTTAAGTTTTATGACATAATAAAAGATGGCATTGTAAGTGCCAACCCGTCACAAAACGGCGGGAACACGGTCACATCAATGCCATCTTCAATCAGTATAGCACAACTTTTAGATGGCGTCAAGGACAGAAATGGAAAACTTTATGTAACCAACGGAAAGCTGAACTACGAGCCTGGTGTGTTGGGAAGCGGAACAAAATATTCTGTAAGACTGGCTTCCGGCAAAGAGGTTACATCGGCTGACTTGCCTACGGATTTTTCAACCAGCAAGCCGGGTGGTGAAAAGGCTATAACCGATCCGCAAATGGAACTAACCTTTGCAGATTATGAATCCGCACAAAAAGACAAAACTTTCTTTGACAATGTAATTGAAAAGACAAGGAAAGTGGTTGGTCTTGATGTTCCCGCAAAAGATTCAAAAGAAGCAGCGGAACAGATGATTGAACGGATGGTAGCAAACATTCGCTTTCTTTTAAACAAAGTTCCTGAAGAATACCGAGATCGTGCAAAGCGTTGGTACGAAGGTGGAAATAAAATCGCAACGACTTGGGCGGAAAGGTATGGAATTCCGAAGCAGGCAACAGCAGGAGTTATGGCTGTATTGTCACCGCAAATGGATTGGTTTACAAATGTAACCCTTGCAGAGCGTGTGCTTGATGCGGTATATGGTCATGCCAACGAAAGATGGTCAAAGAAAATGACCGCAATTGCGAAGAAAATCGTAAGCAAGGACAACTCCGAAGCAAAAGTCAATTTGCCTGCCTTGGAAAGAGCAAAAGGGAAAACCCTCAAGGAACTTATTGCTAACGGAGATTATCGTGCAGCCGCTATTTGGGTAAGATGCTATGACCAGGTTAACAATGACAGAGGTTACAAAATTCTAACACCAGAAGGTGGTGTTGGAGATTATGTAAAAACGGACAAGGATGAAAATGCAACAGCCGCATGGGGCAACTACGGTCCCATCGAAAAAGCAATTTCTATTGCGGCTAATCCAAGTTATGCAAATATTTTTTACCAATTGGGTGACAAGCACAAGGTAAGAAACTTTGCAAACAACCTAAACAATCCCGACAGCGAGTTCTTTACTACTGTGGATACACACGCTGTAGGTGTTGGTTTGATGCAACCCGTTTCCAGTACAAAATCCAATTCCGTCTTGCAAAACTTTGGAACGGGGTCTTCATCTTCCAAGGCGGTCGGTATGTCAGGCTCGTATTTCCTATACTACGAAGCAATTCGCAGAGTAGCGGAAGAAACTGGGTTGAAGCCCCGCGAAGTGCAATCCATAACATGGGAAGCAATACGCAGCTTATTCCCACCGCATATGAAATTTGGAAGCGAAGAACAGAAAAAGATTCTAGAATTGTGGCGGCAAGGTGATAAAGAAATCAAAAACTTAAAAGACCCTAACGACAAGAAAAAAGTTGAAGAAATACTTGACAGAATCAGAAATCAGGTATATGATATTGGCACAGAGCAAACAGGTGTACTGCGACAGTTCGATTGGGCGAACACTCCGTTTGATGCAACCACAGCCGACACATACAAAAGGTCGAATGTAAAGATTCAAAAATTTGATAAGCGTGAGAACGGAAAAGGTGGTTCAAGTTTCGGAATAGAAGCCGCTCCCGATCCAAAAAACAAAAAGCTTACAGACTTGTGGGAAAAGGTTAAAAAGCAAAACCCACAACTGGCGCAACAGATTAGTGATGAGGTCGTTGAGAACACTATCAGGAAAGTATTCCGTGAGTTTGGACTTGACTTTAGCCCCCACACTGATTTAGTACCGCGGTTGGGTGGGTACTTGGGAAAAACAAACCCAAGCTATGAGCTGGTTATTGAAAACCCGAATTTGCTTCTTCCTATGAGCAAGATGCTTGGAAAGGCGTTGAACCAAGAGTCTGTTATGCTTGTTTCCTCACAGGAAGCCCTTGGCACTACACCACACGACATAATATCTATTTCTCTCCCAGATGGTTGGGGTGAAGCAGAAATAGATGAATTTTACAAAAAGCTTTACGAAATCAAAGGCCCCAAAGACAAAGAGGGAAATCCGCGAGACTTGTTTACGGGTCATTCAACATCAGATGGTGTAATGACAATTGTAAATACTGATAAGTTCCCGGTGGAATTACTTCTTAACGGAATTAAATCCATTGCACCAAACATTGCGGTTGAAGTATCTGATGGATATTGTGGTTTTGTCAGCCAAGATGAATACGGCTTTGCAAATGAAAATGAAAAAGAACCAAAGCCGGAAGAGGTTGTAAGGGTACAAATTCCCAAAGAGTGGAGCAAAAAGCAGACCAATGCTCTTGCGAAAAAAATAGGTGGTTTGAAAAACAAAAAAGGTGTTGCTCTTGCATCTTCTACGTCGACAGCGAAAGGTCTGATGACGATAGAAAGAACAGACGGCGTTGGTGTGAAATCGTTGTTGGATGCAATTAAGGCAATCGCACCTGATTTAACTGTAACGAAGGAGAATAAAGATGCTGGACTTAACACAGAGTTCGTCCCCAAGAAAATCGATGACAGGCGCGCGAATCTTATTCAACGTGAAGCCACCGAAGAATTGGAAAGAAAACTCCTCGCTGCGACAGGATCCGATTTACAAGCAGATGGCACTGGATTGGATGAACGCAAAGGACGAGGAGACGAAGGACGAAATCTCAAAAATGATGGTGGAGTACGAAGAGAAATTTCTGGCAAAGAGGGGAATCAAGCCGGAAGAGTAACAACTGAACAGACTAATGAAAGCACCCAAGGAGACGAGGGTGCTTCTTCTATGCCCAAAAAGTATTCCATTACCTCTGCCGCTGGCAAAGCGTTAGACAAAGCGGAAGCCTATGTCAACCGCAATGTCCGTACACCGAACGAGAACACTGCTACAGGACGTGCTGCCAAAGCGTTCAACAACACACAGAACAAGAACAAGGCGCAGACCTGGACAGAGTGGCTGAAAGACAGATTTGACAAGTTCTATCGTGAGTGGATTGACAAGAACGATGCGATTCACAACGTGGATGATGCGATTGAGCAGATTACAGGCAAGAAGCTTGCGGAAGAAGACAAGATTTACAATATGGTGCAGGGCGCAAGGGCATATGCCCAAGGTGCTGCTGACACGCTTGTGCAGGGTACAAAAGAAGCGTTTGAGTCGCTGAAAGATTCTTTGGGAAGAGGAATCGACCCCAAGGATACAGCTGCGATGAAACGGCTGGCAGAACTGAAGAAAGACTTTAATTTTGCCACTGTTCAGCAGGCGTTGGAGCCGATAATGAAAAAGGATATGGACGAAAAGTATCCTGATTACCTTGAGAAAAACGGCATCAATAACTGGCACGATGCATTCTCCAACTACCTTGGTGCAAGGCGTGTTCTGGAATTGGTACGGCTCGTGGAAGACAAGAGTCTGGCGTATATCACGCACGACAAGAAAGAGTTCACGGACTTTATCGACAGGCATCCTGAGTACGAAAAGTTCAGACCTAAACCTTTTGCCAAGGGTACATGGAGAGACCAGGTACAAAATATGGCTAAAGCCGACCCTGTGATGGCTGAAAAGCTGGCTAAAGACCTTGCCAAAGAGTACAAGATGCCCAAGGGAGTTTCAAGGGCAGACCTGGAAGCAATGGTTAAAGAAGCACCGAAAGAGTTTGACACCGCAGCCCAACACTATTATCAGTTGCAGCGTAACCTACTGACGATGATGGAACTGGGTCACCTGATCCCGGCAGAAGTTCATGACAAGATTAACAAGATGTACAAGGACTACTGCCCATTGATGATTGACTACTCCGACACGGCAGGACTGGATACGGCTATCGCACAGTTCGGCAGAGGAGCGGACAGCATCGCGAACGTGGACAGTATGTTGAAACATGTGCTGCAGCTTGGTAGTGAGCGTGGCCTTATTTCTCCGTTGGAATCTACTTACAAGAGCATTCAGACCCTGACGAACAGAGCGGAACGGAACAAGGTCGCCGTACACTTTATCAAGACCGTGGCAAACAGCGAGGAGCTTAGAAAGTCCGGCATTTTGAAAGAAGTTCCGGGGAGCAGCCCCGATGCCAAGAACTGTATCTTTACGGCATTAATCAACGGCAAAAAGGTTGCTTTCCAAACCACGCAAGACCTATATGGACCCATCGTTGGATATGATATGCCAGCGGCGGGTATCGTGGAAGGCATGTGCAGAACCGCAGCCCAGACATTAAGGTATGGTGCTACGACATCCCCATCGTTTATTATCCGTAACGTAATCCGTGATACAATCTTTGCGGGTGTGTCAAGCCGTAATGGGTTCATTCCTATTATCGACAGTGCCAAAGGAATGTGGGCATATACACACGACAAAGAGTTGCGTGGTGAGTTTGATGCGATGGGCATAACCGCTTACAACTACTTTGGCAGTGGCAAAAACGCTGTCAAAAGCATGGAAGAACTGATGGGTGAAAAGGATTGGGCGTACCTCAAGGCGCACCCGACCGAACTGATTAAGGAACTCATCAAGTATATTCCCAAAAAGTTTGAGCATTGGTCTGAAGTCGCCGAAGCATCCACCCGTATGGGCGAGTACATGAGGGCAAGAAAAGCTGGCAAGTCGATGCAGGAAGCCGCACTGGATGCAAGGGATGTAACCCTTGACTTCAGCCGTTCCGGATTCTACGGACAGCGTGTGAATATGATGGTACCGTTCTTTAACGCATGTATCCAGGGCGGTGACAAGATGTTCAACAGAATGCTGTTCAGCAAAGACCCCAAGGTCAGGGAGCAGACGATGCGTATGCTTGGGCTGTATATTATGCTTCCATCCATAGCACTGTGGTTTATGCACAAGGATGAACCTTGGTATGAGGAACTCGATCCGCATATCAAGATGAACAACTGGATAATCGGCAAGCTCCGCATACCGAAACCGCAGGAAGCAGGCATAGCGTTTGGGTCCGGCATCGAAGCCATACTGGACAAGATTTACAACAAAGACCCCAAGGCTGGGAAAGAATGGGTCAATGCGATGCGAGAGGTGTTGGTGCCTAACCTTATCCCGACGGTAGGTCTGCCGATGTTGGAATGGGTAACGAACTATTCGCTGTTCCGTGACAAACCCATTGAGGGCAATAGGTTAAAAAGATTGCCTGTTGAGATGCGGTACAACACAAACACGACCGAAATCAGCAAGGCACTTGGAAAGGCTGCCGGATTATCCCCGGTCAAGCTGGATAACACCATCCGTGGTTATACCGGTACGCTGGGTATGTTGGCGGCACAGATTCCAGACTTTTTCTTTGAAGATAAACAGAATCTGCCGAGCAAACCTATCACAGAACGTGCATTGGTTCGTGATTTCTTCCTGAACGATATGAATATGAACAGAACTTCAGAAGACTTCTACAACCTTGTGAACGCAGCCCAACAGCAACACGCTGGCTACGGAAAGAAAGGCAAACCTACGCAAGATGTCAAGATGGTCAATAAGGCTCTGCGGGATGTATCCAAGCAACAGAAAGATATCCAAACAATTACCGACGCAAGGAACATTTCACCAGACCGAAAACGGCAACTGATTGACAAAAAGCGTGATGTTATCAGAACGATTCAAAAGAAAACATTAGAGCGTTACAGAAACAAGTTTGGTATATAACCAATAGAACACCGGGTGGTAATTGAGCCACCCGGTTTTTCTATAAAAAGTATATTTAGAAAGGTGGTTATTATGGCAATTTCTAAAGCTGAACTGTACAAATCTACATTGAAAAGGGAGCAGGCGTTTATCGTGTTTTTGGCTACCGGTGAAACGGATATAGCATTGCTTCCTAAACCTTTGACCAAAGCAGAGCAGATGCTGTTTGAACTCTGCAAAGAGCAGGCTGGTGAAAACAAGCCCACCGAAGAGCCGATTGAAGAGCCGAAAGCAGAGGTTAAGAAAACCGCGAAACGTTCTGCCAAGAAATAAGTTGTTAAGAAAGGAGAAAAGTTATCATGGTTAGTGCGAAAGACTTATATAACATTTATCTTTCACGGAGAGAAGCCTATCTTCTGTACCTTGCTACGGAAGAGACGGACGAAACCCTGTTGCCCTTGCCTTTAACGGCGCAGGAAGAGGCACTGTACGATGCATGTATCAACGGCACGGCAAGCTCCGCAAGTGATGCGGCGGACGCTGCGGAAGCAGCACAGACAGCGGCAGAAGCGGCAGCTCAGGAAGCCAAAGACTGGGCAACCAAGACCAGCGCGGCGGTTGCAGATGGTGAGTATTCTGCAAAATATCATGCCAGTGTTGCGAAAGATTGGGCATCTAAAGCAAACGACAAAGTGGATTCCGATTACTACTCCGCCAAATACTACGCAGAAGCCGCGGCTTTATCTGCGGCGGCAGCGGCAGAAGCAGCTGGCGGTGGAAGTGGCGGTGGTGGAGAAGAGTAAAGGAGTGCTGAACTGTTATGCTGGAAACAATCGGAACTGAGATAGTCATGTTTCTGTTGGGTTCAGCGCTTACCTTTTTCGCTACCCGGTGGACCCAGACCTTTGCCAAAATTGAGTGTTTGGAATTTGGCGTTCAGAGCATATTGCGTGACAGGATGACGCAAATGCACAGGTACTATACAGATAAGAAAAAACCGATCCCACAACAAGAAGTGGACTCATTTTTACAAATGTACGAGGCCTATAAGATGCTTGGTGGGAACGGCTATATTGATGACATCAGAAAAAACATTGTGGAAGTGATGCCTCATGAGAATCATTAGTACAATTAAAGACAGAGTAACAAAATTTGTAAAAGGAAAAGGCGGTGCGTTGCCCAAGATTTTTGTGTGGGGTTACGCATTTGCCTTTTTGGCATGTGGACTTCTCACTATCTTCGGAATTGTTTATGAGTTTTTTCTTAAAAACATCATAAACTACAAGGCCGTTAATGATTTTGTCAGCACATATTTCGCACCGAGTATTTTTGGTACTTTTGCTTTGTTGGGAGTGTTGCTGATAGACCGGAACAATGACGGCATCCCAGATAAGTGGGAACAACAGGAAGAGGGTGAAGAAAAAAATGGGAATCATGATTCCAAGCGAAGACATGACGCCTGACAGCCTGGAAAGAGTGCGTCAGCTTGCAAAAGAAGCATATGCACAAATTGACCACATTTATCTGCACTGGACGGCGGGTCACTACGGACAGTGCTATGACTCATACCACATCTGCATTGATGAGGGCGGTGAAATCTATATTATGTGTGATGATTTTACCGAGTACAAGAGCCACACATGGAAACGCAACAGCGAAGCCATCGGAATTGCGTTGTGTTGTTGCGTTGGTGCGGAAGCGAACAGCGGTTTCAATGCAGACCTTGGAGATGAGCCTCCCACGATGGAACAGATTGAGTCGATGGCCAGAGTGGTGGCGGTGTTGGCAAAAGAGTTGGAGCTGCCGTTATACAACTCAAACTATGTTATGACTCATTGCGAGGCCGCTTACAAGGACGGCTATGGGCCGTTTCAATCCGATCCTGACATGCGTTGGGATTTGTGGTACATTCCAGACTACTGTGGTGATGGCAAGTTATATGATGGTGGCGGTTTGATTCGTGGCAAAGCCGCATGGTATCAAAGGAAATGGGAAGATGAAATATACATGGGAGATTAAGGATTTTTATGAAAAAAACAAGAGCTATTGTATTGCTTTTCTTATCGTTGTGGTTATTGTTTTTGCCGGTATCTGGTTGGTGTGCGACCACAACCGCAACAAGCCAGTCTATAACAGTACCGATTCAACAGTGGCTGACCTTGAAAAGCGAATTGGCAACCTTGAACAGCGAATTGACGGTTTGTCAGCAAGACTTGAAAAGGCTCAAGAAACCGTCAACTCAATTGGTAGAAGAGTTGACACAAGCACAGGGCTTGCTCGTGAAATTGAATCAGGAGTTGGAAGCGTCGAAACAAGACTTGACAGCGCTGTCGAAAGAAGCAAGCGAATTGAAGACCTCATTAGCGACATTGAAAACGCAAATAGATAAGGAACGTCGTGTACACCGTAGACAAATTTGGCAAAATAGGTTATACTGTTTTATAGGTGGAGCAATTATTGGGATTGCGGTAGGTCGTGCAAGTAAGTAACACGCAAGTAACAAAATCGTTACCGAGTACGACAACGGTGCGGTTTCCAATTCTGCAAGCGTTAAAGTTTCGACCTTGCAGGTATACAAAAGAACACAGCGTAAAACCAATAAAAAGCCCCGGTATCCGCTTGGATACTGGGGTCTTTTTCTTTTTCTAAAACAGCGTAAGACCGACTTGGTTTTTATTCGTAAGTAACATACAAGTAACACGCAAGTAACACATTAAATCTTGTTGATGGCTTCGATAAGCTGTTCTATTGTCTTGTGGGTGTAGACACGCTCCGTGACATCTTTTGCGGAATGACCCAAAATTAATTGCACAGTCCTCTTGGCGACCCCCGCATTGTCCAACAGCGTGGCGCAGGTATGCCTGCCGTCATGGGGCAGATGGTCGGCAAGCAGTTTGCAGCGTTCCCAATATTGTGAGCGGAGTCTGTCGTAGTTAAGGACGGGCTTACCATCCTTTTGGCTGATGCAAAGATACTCATTGTCAACGTTATACCATTGCCTGATTATCGGTTCAATCTTGGTTGCGATAGGTATTACCCGGTTCTTTCCTGCGGCCGTCTTCATGCCGCCCATCATATAATGCTTGTCAAGGAACACGTTCTCCGTTTTTATCTGCAACAGTTCTGCGGGTCGCAGACCCGTGTATATATATACCAAAGCATAACATACCCCTGGTTCGTTCAGATTTGCCCACAGACGCGTTATTTCATCGTCCGTGAATGGTTTATGCAGTCTGCTGTATTCCCTCGCTGGTAGGTCGCATAAGGCGGCATAGTTGGTCTGCACAAGTTCCCGGTCTATGGCAAATTTGAAAAGCTGGTTGAACAGTATCTTAATGTTCTTCTTTGTGGAGTATCCCTTGGGGCAATTGTCTATCAGGCTTTGGATGTGCCGTTTGCGGATTTCCACAAATTTCATATCATATAACGGTTTGGAGTAGTTCAGGGCGGACTTGTAGTTGTTGGTCAGTTCCCTTCCCTTATCGTTGTTGACCCACTCTTCCCAAAGGTCATACACCTCTTTCATGGTCTTGCCCGTGCTGTTCAGGTCATAGGGGTTGGTGTTGTAGGCAGACAATGCTTTTAGGGCATCAGCCCTGGTGGGGTAATAGCCAAGTATCTTAATTATCTGCTTGGCATCATCCGTCCAACCCTGCGTTATGCGGACTATATAAGGTTTCCTTCGGTTGCCGGACAGCTTGCTGATGCCGCCGAATCCGTTTGGCAATCTCATGGTTGTTAACTCCTTGACACTTTATGTTTTGACTTTATGTTTGATGCTGTTATAATACAAATAGGCATGTGCGACGACGTCTTTTCCCGGTGTTGTTTAGCTGGCTTCGCAACAAACCGGGAACGTGCGCAAAGACCGAGCGTGTGCTGATAATGCCGTGCGTTTACTGACATTTTCGTGCGGTGCAGACCGTCCACCATTTAAGGCTTAGTGGTGGGCGGTTTTTATTTTTTTGTAACAACATATCCTAAGTATGCAAAAAAAAGACAAAGTGCAACAGCACCATAAGCGTTTCCGGCAAGTACCCCCTGAATAAGAGGGAAAACAAAAATAATCACGAATAATGCAAGCGCACAGTATTTCGCCGATTTATGACCCGTAAAAGCCAAAACCGATGTTACAACAAAAAGTACTAATGCTAAATTGTCCATAGAAACCTCTTTCAATTGTCTTTGTGGCAACACGATTCTATCTCATCAACACTATCATTACAACGAAAGTCTTTATTCTTCAAGTGCCTTAATTCATGCTCGTAAGACTTAACATTCATTTCATGGCTCATTCGTGCGTTAAGCACAATGCAAGAATCCCCAGTTTCGTTTTCAACGACATAACCACGGCAATCATAGGGTAGGTCTATAAGTATCGTTCTCAATCTATGTGGCCTTCTTCCTTTGCTTTTTGATATTTGATAAATGCCATGATTTCTTTTACGCTTTCGGGTTTAAGGTTTCGTGTGGCATCCAATAACGCTCTGTATTCCGGGTTGTCTTTCAGTTCTTGAGCCAACAGAACGGTTTCGGGGTCTACATAGTATGCTCGTTTATTTGTCTTTCCATCTTGTTCCAACAAATAACTTTTTGGAACTCCGAAGTATGAAGCCAGCTTTTCAATGATACCCATCCGTGGAATTGCTTTTTGCGTAACCCACTTATTTACAGTAGAACGGCTCAAACCCATAGCCGCACTTAGTTCAACCTGATTTATGTCGTTTTCTTCCATTAACTCTTTCAGCCGTGTACTAAACAGTTTCATCATTTTTTCGTACTCTTCCGTTGGCATATCTAAGACCTCCTTACCTTAATAATAGTTTCTTTTGGTAATGCTAATTATAGAATAAAATTCTGATTTTGGCAAGGGTGTGGCAGAAAAATTAGAAAAAAAGTAAATTTTCTCTTGACAATCGAATTTAATTCGATTAGAATTAACATGTAAAACAAAACAGAAAGGACGGTCGAAAATGGATTTCAAGATTTCTTTGAAAGCTGCACGCGTCAACGCTGGACTCAATGTAATACCTGCCGCCAAGGCTATCGGCATCGGCAAGGACAAGCTGCTCAAGTGGGAAAAAAACAGCGGACTTGTTCCACCAATTTGGCAAAAACGGATAGCCGAGGTTTACAAGGTCCCGAGTGACGCTATTTTTTATGGTCTTTAAATCGAATTTAATTCTACAAAGGGAGCTAACCATGTTGAGCAAAACGATTGATGCTATTGACGGAGCCGGTGGGTGGCTGTTGTGGCAGGTAGACAATAACGACTTTTTCGGTGGGGTAATATTCGGCATCTGCCTGTTCGCAATACCATACATTTTCGGTGTTATTGATATTGTGGTGAGGTAGTCGAAATGCGTGAACCGTATATTGAATTAGGTTTGGGAATCGTCGCCAGGGCCATCCTTGACTGGCGTGAAGAGAGCGAAGCCGCCATGTGGCCGGAAGAGGAAACTCCATACTTAAAAAACATAGCAAAGTTTTTTAATGGGGAACTGGCTTTTATCTGCACAAGCCAGGTGAACATGGACCCCAAGATTATCTTGGAGAATCTGAGGAAAGAAAACGTGGAGAAGCGGAAAGAGTTGTTGGCGGGGTTGAACTGATATGAAACCAGAAACTACAGACATCATGTTCGCCCAAAACCTTGCCCGTATCCGCAAAGAGCGTTGCTTAAAGCTGGAAACGCTTGCGGAGATATCCGGGGTCAGTGCATCATCCATACGCAATTATGAAAAGGCAAGGACATCACCGAACACGTTGCAGTTGAGACTTCTTGCCAAGGCGCTAAAGGTGGACTTTAACGAGTTGTTAGGCGGCTACCCGAACAACCGGGAAACCCACAACACGATTATGGAGATTGTGTTTGAACTTAGGAAGCTGCTAAAGGAGTGGGAAAATGGTCAAAGTTAGCGTAGCGACAGCGGCCAGGCTGATGAACAAGGGACCGCAGTTTGTAAGGGTGGCCTTGCAACGAAGCCTTGTTCCGTTCGGCTTTGCGGTCAAGATATCCGAAAACAAAAACAGCAAGTATGACTATTATATCAATCCTAAGCAGTTCTGCGACTACTTGGGAATCACAGAACAGGAGCTGGAAAACAATGTCATCAAAAAAGAACCCGATCCTATCCTTCCTGAACCGCTGTTTTGACAGCTGGTGGTTCAACCTCATTTTGGGTTTTGTCGCATTGGTCATCATCTCGCTTCTGATGTTCGATGCGGTGTTGATAGCAGTGCTGGGGCGGTCTATGATACTTGACATACCAAAATAAAAAGGCTCCGGGGAGCTACACCCGAAGCCTATAACGAAAGGAGCTAACAACGGGAGCTAACCGTTGAGAGCCTACACACATTATAGCAGATTTACGAAAGGAGTGCAAGAGCTATGTATGATGAAATGGAAGACTACAGAAGAGATGCGGAGTTGGATGCAATGTACAAGGACTATGAGGTCAAGGTAACGGTTGAGTTCACATACAAAACACACGCAAGGGGTTTGGATGAAGCAGAGGATGAAGCTTACGACTCCATCAAGGACGCGCTTCGCGGTTCTCACCTTGACTATGATTTTGGGGAGTTCAATACAGAGGAGATGGATTAATGAAAGCAAAAGTGATTTTGACGGTTGCGGAAGCCGAAAAAGACCACGAGAAATGGTTGGAAATCCGTAACAAAGGCATCGGTGGGAGTGATGCCGGGACCATCATGGGGATCAACCCTTACAGAAGCAGGCTGTCCTTGTGGATGGAGAAGACGGGCAAGCAGGAACCCAAAGACCTTGCCGACAACGAAGCGGTGCAGTGGGGCATCCGCAACGAACCGACCATCGCAACGTGGTTTGCGGAAGTGACCGGCAAGAAGCTGCGGAAATGCGGAACGATGCAGAGCGACAAATACCCGTGGCTGTTGGCTAACGTCGACCGGCTGATTGATGGTGAAAACGCAGGACTTGAAATCAAAACGGCCGGCATTAAACAGTCCAAGCGTTGGGAAGGGGATGAAGTCCCCGACGAGTACTACGCACAATGCCAGCATTATATGTTGGTCACGGGCTGTGACAAGTGGTACATAGCGGTTCTCCTTGGCGGGAACAAGGCCATATACAAGGAAGTTCCAAGAAACGAACAGTTCATAGAGGAACTGTTTGAAAAGGAAGCCGCCTTCTGGACCCTGGTTGAACACGACATCATGCCGGAAGTGGACGGCTCCAAGGATGCAAAAGAAGCGTTGAACTTTCTGTATCCTCAGGCGAAGAAAGAAACAGAGTTAGAGCTGGAAACCACGGATAAGCTGGAAGAGATATTCAAAGACTACGCCGATTACAAAAAAGCCATCAATGACTACACCATCCTCGCCACGGAGTGCGAGAACCGGATCAAGGCTCTTATGGGCGACAACGAGCGTTGCAAGATCGGAAACCACAAGGCGAGTTGGACGAACTCCGCAGGCCGTACGGGAATTGATTCAGAAAAGCTGAAAAGCGAATTGCCCGACATTTATAAAAAGTATATCAAAGTTGGCAAACCATCACGCAGATTTTCGATGAAATAAAAGTATAAAAGGGGGAAAACAAATTGGCAAACGTAAAGACTGGGATTGTAAAAAAGGAAAACGCTGTCGCAAAGCAGGACACGGGGTTAAAGGTACTGCTGACGAAGATGCAGGGGCAGATTGCAAAGGCACTGCCGACCGTGTTGACCCCGGAGAGGTTTACACGCATGGTCATGACGGTTCTGAGTACCAACCCTGACCTGAGGGCTTGTACGCCCGAATCTTTTTTGGGGGCCGTCATGCAGGCGGCGCAACTGGGGTTAGAACCAAACACTCCTTTGGGGCAGGCTTACCTGATCCCATACAACAACAAGGGCAAGATGGAAGCGACTTTCCAAATTGGTTATCAGGGCTTGATTGACTTGGGATATCGGAGCGGTGAAATCAGCGTGATTGATGCCCAGGCTGTCCACGAAAACGACTTCTTTGAATTTGAGTACGGACTTGAGCCGAAGCTGAAATTTAAGCCGTCTTTGGTAAATCGCGGTGAGGTAATTGCCTACTACGCAATGTTCAAAACAAAGAGCGGTGGGTATAATTTCTTGGTCATGAGCAAAGAAGATATAGACAAGCACAAAGTACAATTCAGCCAGAGTTACAGTAGCCGTTACTCTCCGTGGACTCACAACTATGATGCTATGGCAAAGAAAACGGTTCTGAAGCAGGTACTGAAATATGCACCGAAAAAATCGGAGTTCGCAAGGGCGCTGACCACCGATGAAACAATCAAGACCAACATCGGAGAAGATATGGCAGACCTGCCGGATGAGAAAGAGATAATCAACGTAACTCCGAAAGAAGAACCACCGAAGGCTGAAGCGAAACAGGAAGATGTTTATGATGAACTACCACCAGAAATCCCATTTGATGCAGATTGAGGAATAGCGAGACTTGGAAGTAGCCCCCGGTGTTTGCCTACCTCGCCGGGGGCGGGGCAAGGGAATGAACTATGGCAAAGAAAACAAAGCAAGATGTGTTGGTCAGCTATAAGTTTCTGCCAATCTTTGAGGAACTGTTTCGCCGTGGGATGTCGGACATGGTAGCAAAACTGATTATAGCAATAATCAAGTATGACATGGACGGAACTCCACCAGACTTCGCTTATGATCCAAGCATTTCTATCTTGTGGGAATCTGTAATCAAGCCTGTTTTGGATTTAAACAAGAAGCGGTACGAAGAAACTGTAAAGGCTCGCCAAGAAGCAGGACGGAATGGTGGAATCAAAAAGGCTGAAAATAGCAAAAATAACCAAAGTCTACCAAATGGTAGCAAAAGCAAGCAAACATCAGCAAAGTTACCTGATAATGATGTTGATATTGATGTTGATGTTGATATTGATAATAATAATTTAATTAATCCTAACGGATTAATCGTCACACCTTCGTGTGACCCTTTACCTAAATTCGGAAAATATCAGCCAATTGTTGATGCGTGGAATTCGTTGCCTTTGCCAAGCATAATCACTTTAAAAGGCACAAGGCTGAAGCTGTTGATGGCAAGGGTTAAGGAGTATGGAGAGGATGAAGTTATCCACGCCATAACGATGATCAGGAACTCAAAGTTCTTGCAAGGGCAAAACAGCAAAGGATGGTACATCACTTTTGACTGGCTGATAAAACCCAACAACTTTGGGAAAGTACTGGAAGGCATCTATGATGACCGGCAAGGAGTGAAAGATGCCGTGCCAAACGGCAAAAACGATGCACAAGCCGGATACCAAAAGCTATTAGGCTTGTTAGGAGAGGAGTAACAAATGAGCAACGACAAGGTCAAAAAAGCAAAAATTATAACCACACTGTTCGCCGCTTATGGGCAGAGCAGTGATGCCGAAAGAATGGCAACATATGTCGAAAAGCTAAAGGATATCCCTACTGAAGTCTTGGACAAGGTTTGCGACAAGGCGGTTTTTGAATGCAAGTACCTGCCAAGCATTGCGGAACTGTACGAAGCCACGCAGAACATCATCAGCGAAGCAAACGGAACTAATGTCGTGCCGTTTGCCCAGGCATGGGAAGAGATTATGCAGCAACTTAACGAAACCTATTTTGACTGGGAAGAGGGTACTTACTCACGGAAAGAGATTGAACAGCTGGTGAAAAGCTTTGGTGGTCTTCGCGAATTGCGGATGATGGATATCAGCGAAGTGCCAATCATAAGGGCGCAGATGAACAAGATGTATGACAGCATCTGCAAACGGAACAAGGAACAGCATATGAACCAATATATCCTTGGTCAGACTTTCTTGATTGATGATGGAAGCGAAGTGAGGTTAAAGCTGAAATGATTGACAAAAGCCTACAAGCCAAAACCACAAAGTATGCCGCAGCTTTGGATGAAAAGGTCTTACCGCTTATGCCAAATGGGAAACACGCTTCCACAATGGCACAGCGACAGTTCCTTGGGATAATAGCGGAAAGGCAGGCAAAGCTGGAAAAGCAGATCAATTGGTTGCACGAACAACAAGAGTATTATAGGCAGTTAAGAGAGGACATATGAAACTTCATGCGAGGATAAGAAGGGGGGATGCCGTATGCCAAAGAAACAGCTAACACTTGGTTCGTTGTTCGACGGCATAGGTTAGGCGGGTGGCAAATCGCAGCTATCCACAACGGAGTTAAACCTATATGGTCTAGCGAAATTGAAAAATTTCCATTAGCACTTACAAAAGTTAGGTTTCCAGAAACAATACAATTAGGCGATGTGACAAAGATTGATGGGGCGAAGATACCACCTGTTGACATAATCTGTAGCGGTTCTCCCTGTCAGTCATTGTCCGTGGCCGGAAAGCGTGAGGGGTTCAAAGGTGAAAGCGGACTTTTCTTTTATACAACTGACATTATTCGACGAATGCGAGATGCAACCGGTGGCAAGTACCCCAGATTCCTGTGTTGGGAAAACGTTCCTGGTGCCCTTAACTCGTCAGGTGGCGCTGATTTTAGAGCCTTGCTTGAAGCGGTCGCAGAAACCGAAATTCCAATACCTGAAGGTGGAAAATGGGCAAACTCTGGGTTGGTTCAATGCGACAGATGTGAAATCGCCTGGTCCGTCTTGGATAGTCAGTATTTTGGCTTGGCGCAAAGACGTGCGCGAATCTTTCTTGTCGCAGACTTTGCAGAATCCGAGCGACGTGCCGGAAAAATATTATTTGTCGAGCCGAGCGGCGGCGGGGATTCTTCGCAGAGCCAAGGAGAGGGGAAAGAAGTTGCCGGAAGCCTTGCGGATAGCGTTGGAGATGCAAGCCAACCAGCCAACATAGATGCCGTAGTGTTAAGAGATTGGGCAGGCAAGCCTGGTGGTGGCAAGGGACCGTTGCTTTCGGTGGAGAAATCTCTGACCTTGCAAGCCAACACAAACGACCAAGTGCTGTTTGAAAGTCATCCCAACGACAGCCGTGTGACGGGTCCGGTAGATGTTGCACCATCGGTTACCGCACGATACGGAACGGGTGGGAACAACACTCCCCTGATCCTAAACGACCAGGGTGGAAGCGTGATGAATGTGGAAAAAGACAAGGTGGGTACGCTTCGTGCGGAAGCACACGGAAACAATCCTATCGTGTTGGAGCAAACGCAGAATGCGATTGGTGTTGATGTATATAACGGAGCAATAACAGGGGAAATAGCGTGTACTGTAACGGCAGCTTCGGGAAATGTTAACACGAGCGGACCCAAGGTTATAACTTTTGAACCGGGTGTTGCGACTCGTGATGGTGGGCATATCTACACGGATGACAAGTGCTGTACTCTTCGTGCCAACCCGGGAGATAACTTTCCGACAGTGGTTGAGCCGATAAAAGAAGATTACTGCGCATTTCAAAATACGGGTCACGGATATTGGAAACAATCTGACACGGCCGCCACTTTGCGGTTGCCAAACGGAGACCACGGAAACCTTGTCATACAAAACGATGACAGCATAGTTTCTTCCGCAGGATTCAAACCGGAGCAAGGAAAGGATGCAAGGGGCCTGGGATACGAAGAAGAGAAAGCCCCTACGCTGACAGGTAACACACCTGCCGTGGTGTACGGCATCTGCTCCAAGGACAGCAACAGCATGAAGTCTTCCAACCCCAACAGCGGTATCTACGAAGCTGACAAGGCCAGGACTTTGGATACGAGCGGTGCAAACCCAAACTGTAACCAGGGTGGGAATGTGGTTGTAGAGTCGCTACCATTTACCGAAAAAGCAGATTGCCTTTACGCCGCATACGGAACGAAATGGAACGGAAATGGGGCTGCTTATAACGGCTCGTTGTTTGCACAAACTGTTCCCAATAAAAAAATTTATGCATTAGAGGGAAACGGAGCAAGACCATCGCACAGGGGTGATGGTTGGTCGGAAACGGAAACGATGTACACGCTGAATACCATCGAACGACACGCTGTTGCACAACCGATAAACAAGGTCATAACCTACGATATCAAAAAAACTGTTCTTGTGCGCAAGCATCCTGTTGATGTTGAGGGGCTTAAAGCATTGTTAAGACACTCGCTTAAAGAAAGCGGATTAACGAGAAAAGAGTTGGCAGAACAGTTGAATGTTCCGCAAACCCAGGTAGACCACTATTTTAGAACGGACAACTGTTTTGCTATCCCAGAAAAAGAGATATGGTATCCGCTTAAAAAACTGTTGGGGATTACGACCATGTACTTTGACGCACAGGTTACGGAGTTTGTAGAAGAGGAATGCAACTTTGACAGCTCAAACAGAATCTACGACTCAAGGGGGATTGCCCCTGCAATTACAAGCACAAACGCTGACAAGATGATATTACAGCCAACGGATGGGAAAAAGATGACATATGCTACGAGCAAGGCAAGTTTCATGACGAACTGGACGGAAGACAAGGCGCAGACATTGGTGGCAACGGATTGGAAAGATGCCCCTGTGATTGTGCAGGAGAACAAGGATGAGGAAGACGTATAGGGAGTCTGCGTACGGAGAGTGGGTCGAAACAGAAAAGGCCGCCGTGTTGCGTAACCACGGCGGTTTATATGGGGGGGGTAGCGAAAATATCGTGAGTGAAGAAAAATTTGTTGATGTGAGGAACTCAAAAGAATACGACAAGAACGGAGCGTTGCAGAGTAGGGCAAGCAACAACCTGCAGAGCAACAATGTAGTGAGAACGCAGTATGCCGTGCGGCGCTTGACGCCAATAGAATGCGAAAGACTCCAGGGAATGCCGTTTGACAATTTTACACTCATAGATGACAAGAGTTGTTCAGACTCTGCCAGGTATAAAGCCCTTGGAAATGGGATGGCACAGCCTGTGGCGAATTGGGTCATCCAACGAATTGTAGAAGAGGTTAACGCAGAAGATAATGATTGATTTAACGAAAGGAGCTAACAGCTATGTACAAAGGAACAAGACACATTAACAAAGATATTGACATCAAGGCAATTGGGAGAAACATTGAGTTTTATCGGAAATGCAATGACTACTCTGCGAAGTATGTTGCAGAAATGACCGGGATGGGTCACAGCACAATCCAGAATTACGAAAGAGGCCGCTACCGGCCCAGCATGAACGCCATTGAAAAGTTAGCCCGGCTGTTTAAGGTATCTGTGGATGACTTGCTGTACACGGATAAACAGATGGAAAAGGATGAGCGGAAGAGCAATCCCGACAGCGGGATTAACAAAAAGGTTAAGCCGCAGGTGAACAGACCGAAACAGGCCGTAAGCTTCCGCATGGACGCCAAAGACTTTGTGATGCTGAACAAGGTGCTAAAGGCGACCGGGAAAACACAGATCAAATTCGTTGCGGATGCGATCCGCACGGAATACGCAAAAATGTGGGAACAGAAACACAGTACAGTACGCAGAGAGTTCAACGGTTGGAATCACAAGTGCCGTGTTGTCAAGGGGGTGTAAGATGCTATTTTTAGGAGAACAAAAAACCATAGAACAGCTGGTGGAAGTTGTGAACGAACTAAACAGAGAAGCAAAGCACTACGAAGACATTGCCACTGAAAAAAGAGAGCAGGCCGAAAGGATTAACGAGCTAATCAGAATAAACGTGGCGATATCTGACAACCAGGACACCCTTCTGTGGTGTGAACAGAAAGCGGTAGGTATGGATATTTTAAAACAAGCTCCTTTAGATATTAGTGGTGAATAAAATGCCAACGGATAAAGAGGTTATTCAAGCACTAAAAAACAAGGTCAGGGAACTTGACGATAAAAATGATATGCTTGCGTTAAGAATTGGTTATTTAGAACTTCAAAAAACAGAAATACTTAAGCAAATGCAAAACATAAACTATGAGATACAAGAATATGAAAGAAATATAGAGAATTTAGAACGGGAGATGCAATGCGATACTTAATCCTTTTAACAATATGGGCAACACTCAACACAAGTGCCTATTGCGATAAAGGAATAACCGCAAGTGGTGAATATGTCCGTGAGGGTGTCTGTGCAATGGATAAAGTCAACGGCATGGTTGTTCCTTTTGGTAGCAAAGTGTATTTGCCTGATGGCAGAGTGTTGATAGTCAAAGACAGATTCGGTGCAGGACATGATGGGCATTTGGATATTTGGATGAGTAGTGAGGATGCGTGTTGGCAATTCGGCAGACAGATGCTTCGGTGCAGAATTGAGGTGGAATGATGGAAAACGAAGAAATGGAAGTCACAGAGGAACAGAGAAATCCGATGACTTTTAGCATTGATGAATTAGGGTTTACGATTCGCACGAATAATTGCTTAAAACGGCATGGTGTAAAAACAATAGGAGAATTGTGCAACATGACGGAAAACGAGGTTAAAATTGTTAGGAATTTAGGCTCAAACAGTTTGGAAGAAATAAAAACTAAACTTGCAGAACATGGTGTAAGCCTTGCCAAGATAGTAAGGTTTAAGGCGAGAAACACTCTTGACGGAATCAGTGCAGGAAAGCATAGGCAAGTGGTTGAAGCGTTAAAGGTTATCAACCAATATTGTGCCAGCACTTTTAATAATATCAATGGTTGCGACAACTGCGTATTCTGTCCAGCAGACGATGGGCAAAGACCTTGTCCTCTGCGTGGTGATTTTACTCCAACAATGTTTTTAGCATGGAGCAGACGAGCCGAAGAACTTGATAAAGAGAGGAAATGAAAATGAAAATAACAATAGATTTTTCCGATGATGAAATGAAAAAGATTTTTGAAGATGCCGTTTACAAACGGGTGCTTGACGAATTATACAGAGATAATTTTACGGAAGAAAAACAATGGAGATACGGAATTAGAAACATTATCAAATCAACCATGAGAGAAGTATTAAAAGAGGATAAAGAACATCTTGCAAAATTGGCAGTTGAAGCGGCTGCAGTAAGCATTAAAAACGAAGCAGTAAAGAAATATTTAAAAAATCAAGTGGTGGAATAAGGGGGAATAAAAATGAAATGGAATTATGTTGACACTGACGGAAATCCGAAAAAAGAGGGAGTGTATTGGGCAACGATTATTTATCATGGTTGGGATAGGGAAAAACAAAAACCAAACGATGATAAATACGTTATGATTGATACTCGTTACTTTTGCAATGCCAAAGAAAAAGACCTTGATGGTTGGAAAATGGAAGATGAACCTGATGATGGTTTAGTTTGGACGGAAGAAACAGGAAGTATGCCGAAAGAAAGCGTGTGGGCGTGGGCAGAAATTGAAGAAACACCTTTCCCTAACAGGTTGCCGGAGGGGGTAACAAAATGTCAAGATTAAGAGCTGTGCGGTTAGACGATTTATCGTTGGACGAACAGATAAAATACAGAACAAGATTGCAAAGCATTGATAGGATTTTATCTGTTTACGAAAAGGGAAAAATTGCGAAATTGGCAACGGACAAAAGATATAGCGTTAATTTAATCATAACCGCATTGAGTTATAAGAGGGGCGTATTAAAACAAGTTTTGAAAGATATAAACATGGTTATGAACGGATTATCGGAATACGCAGATATTAGGGAGATACCATGAAACGATATTTTTACTTCTGCCACTACAACACAAAAAA